TGTTTACTGTTTACTTTGCAACTTTCGCTACTTGCCAGACTCGGCTCACTTTATCCGCGATTGCCGTTAGTGTCAGTTTACGTGAGTAGCATCAACGTGGCTTACGCTTTGAAGTTAAACTACTGAACTCCTTACTAGGCTCATCAGTAACCCAACTAAAGCGGCTAGACCATTTGTAGAACTTAGCTTAAGTTTCAAACGAAACTTAATTTGTTGACCTAGCTTGGACGCATCTAGTGCTGTCTGTGTCACTTAAGTTTCGTTTGTAGAACCGTTGCACTTGCTCTACTCTCTTAATGTAGCACAATCGGCTGTCGTTTGTCAAGTGCGTAACTTAAGTTCTCTGCTACCTGCAACTCTTGCTTCATTTGCTCACTCTCCTATAGTAGCAAAGGTACAAGAGTTTGTCAAGGGTTTTACAAAAGTTTTTTCACTTCGTTCAAGTTGCTTAAGCTCAACACAGAGAAAGGCACTCTTGGTGACGTTGCTTAAGCTAGACACTCTTGCCGGGCAAACGCTACCCATTGCTTCTAAGGCTCTCATCATTGTGTTGCACTATCGTAAACTTTACGAAGTAAAAAAGTGCTAACGCTGCTGTGGCTAACGTTTACTCTTGCTACGTTGCTTTAGTATTCTTTTATTTTTACTATAGCTGTAACTTAAGCAGCGTTAGCTAACGTGGGTTAACTAAAGTAGTAAGCATACGTTAGCTAGCGTTAGTAACTAAGAAGGGTAGCACATTAGTTTGCTTTTGTCAAGTGGTAAACAAAAGAAACTTTCTTTAGAAAAACCCTTGACACTTCTGTTGAGATGCGTTAGAATGAAATGGAAGCTAAGGAAAGCAGAAGTTGCGGTACCACACAAGCTTAGTTGCACAAGTTACGAGGTACACAGACAAATGCCAACCATCAAGCTTCCAACGTTGGATGCTAACGATATGATGACAGGTTACGTTGACTACACGACAACCAACAACACAGCCTACGGAAACCGTAGAAGCAACCGAGCGTTATCGAGTCCACTGTACCCGCGCTTCTTCCAAGCAAAGGTAATCCAACTAGAGCCATAAGCTCTTACTTAAGCTACAATCCACCTAAGTTAGCCAGCACACGCTGGCTTTTAAATGCAAATGCCACAAGAAGCTAACGAAGCCAATAAAAAAGCAGCCTCCACAGAAGCTGCCAAAACTCAACCAAAACCGAAGCCAGCAACGCAAGCACTCACACAAGAGGAAGTTTACACCCCAACTCCTGCTAACGAAGCTGCGCCTTACCTACCTAACAAAGCGTGGTTGATTCTTTTACCTATCGCCTTCGTAGGCACTATCACTACAGTAAGCTTAATCTTCACAGGTAGCAACAGCAGCTACCAGCAACGCCAACTACAGCAACTTGAGACTGAATACAAAGGTTATCAAACAGGAGTTAAAGATGCAAGATAACACTGCTAACATCACACGTTACGAAAACAACGGCATTGAGGTTTACGTCAACACAGCGACCGGAGAAAGCTTTACAAGCATCAATGGTTATGCTCGCATGAGTGGAGTTGCAAGGTCAACAGTACGCGACCGAGTGGGACGAAAAACAGATGCTAAAACAATCGAAATGCCTACTGTCAAAGGGTTCCGAGTGGGACGGTTAATTGACGAAACAACCATTGTTGATTGGCTCTCAAAAGATGCTCCTGATGTGTTAGTTAAGTTCGCTCAAGTTGGTGTTCGGATGTATCTTCATCAGCTTGCTGGCTATAGTGTAGTTTCAACAGCAGTGGCTAAGCCAGAGGAAAAGCTAACGCGACGAGAGATGGCTCAACGTTGGTTGGAAGCAGAGATAGCTTTAGAAAATGCACAGCAAGAGATTGATACCTTAGTGACTGAAGTAAGCGACCTAACGCCACGAGCCATTGCATGGGACACAATAGCTGACCCTGCTGGTTTGATTAAGTTGAATGACTTCGCTGGTGCTATTGGCATAGGACGCACAACCTTGACACGAAAGTTGGTTGACTTAGGTATTATGTTTAGTGAATACCAAGGCAACGGCAAGCGAAGAAACAGAGCCTATGCTAAACACATTAATAGCGGTAAGTTCGTTGAGAAGATGACTGATGTGAAAAACAATCGTGGCGATTTGGTCTACACTGAGTTTTCCACGTTGATTACCAAAGCTGGTGCTGAGTGGCTGTCGTCAAAGATAGCCTAATAACATTCGCTTACAGCAGGAGTGGCGACCTGCTTCCATTGAACTATCGTGAACAGGATACATATGAAATCGCAGAAGTTTATCCCCAGCAGCAGAATTCAAGCATTAGTCAACAGCAGCAGTAAATCAATAGGCGCTAGTTGCAATACCTACCAAGCGCAAGACAGCATCGAAAGTATAGCAGACGCTCACGCTTGGAGTTATCAGGTGCTAGCTTATCAAGGTGCACCTTCTGTTGACTTTAGCAAGTTACGACCACGCGGCTCTAAGCTAGGCACTGGCGGAGTTAGCAGTGGTGCCGTTAGTTTCATGAAGCCTTTCGATGCTATCATAAGTACCATGCGTAGGGAAGAAAAGAAGAACGGCGCTGGTATCGCTTACCTTAACTACGACCACCCAGACTTACAAGAGTTTTTAGACGCCAAGTTTGACAGCGCGTACAAGGGTGTATGGATTCCGATGCATGGCACATTCGAGAGCGAGCGGTTTATCCGCAACAAAAAACTCACGAAGCAGTTAGCTGATGCGTACAACAATTTCAAATGCTTCTTGGTTAAAAAGCCAGAGCCTATCGAAGGTGAACCGCTACTAGTTAACCTGTGTACAGAGGTAGAGATTCCCTCTCGTGGCTCGTGTATTCTTGGCGCTCACAACTTGGCTGCTTATTCCACGTTGCAAGATTTCGTTGACAACTTTCCCGACGATTTCCTTAAGTCAACTTATGAGATGTATGATTACTTTTGCATAACACAGTCAGCTCTCAGGGGTACGCCATTACAATGTACCAGCGTATTAAATCGTCAGTTTGGTTTAGGGGTGCTGGGGTTGGCTTCTATCCTCGGTAAGCTTGGGATTACTTACGAAGAGTTAGGTAGTGATATTGCTTCTGCTATGGACGCCTCAGACGATTCGCTACCAGATGCTCTAGCTTTTTTAGCATCCTCGACCTCACCCTCTTCTGTGTTTCTACGAGCGTTACTTGAAGGTTACTTTTTTGCATCACGAGCGATGCGTGATAAGGTTCGTGCTGCCTTCTGCATTCAGCCAACAGTCAGCACTGCACAACGTACTTATGATTACGATGGTTTTCATGTGAGTCCTGAAATACAACCTGTGATTGGTTTAAAGCATGAGCAAGCAGTATCAACCATCGTTAAATCTGCTATCAAAGGTGATAACCAAATAAACTATAACCCGCGTACATGGACTATCGATGAAACACCATACGAAGCTTACGCTTTGGTTTCAAATGGCTTCCAACGAATTCTTGATGCAACTGGGTTAGGTCATCGTCATAGCCACTGCTTTTATGGTAAAACTTTCGACGCTAAACAATTGGTGAAGTATTACAACAACCCTGTCTACTCACGTATTAAGTCGCTGTACTATCGTTTACCTTTTAACATGAACGTAGATAGTTTGCGTAAGGATGCACTGTGGCAAGATGTGAAGCAGGAAGAAATCGCTAGCTTTGATGTAGACGCTTTGCTAAATGGCGCTAGCTGCCAAGTTTACTCTAATGAGCCAGCTTGTGAATGCGCCGGATAGCTTGACAAACGATAACTGATAAGTTACAATAGGTGCAAGAGTAAAAAGTTGCACATGTTGTGAACGAGGCTGCTAGCGCAAGCTGGCAGTTTTTATTATGAGCAAAGGTTTTGGTAGACGGATAGTCGCGTATGGTCGAGTAAAAGAAACTAGAGAATATGGCGCTGGTTTATTGGCGTTTGGTTTTCTAGCTCAATCTGTGGTGATTGGTTATTTGTTGACTAAGCAGGAACCGCCATGCATACAGCCACAGTTTAACGTAGGAACGACAGGAAACGTTTACATAACACAACCGAAGGAGAATACAAATGGGATACTCAGATGAGCCACGTCAAGTAGAAAACACAGGTCACATATTAGGCGACAGCACCAGTCGCGTGTGGCGAGAGGTTAAAGACAGCAACGAGAGTAAAGTATCTTCTGTTTTGAAGTGTATTAGTTGGTTGTGCTTTTCGTCGCTAGTTTTTAAACTGGTGCGGATAATCGCCGCAACTTACAGCAGCGTGTTTGTTTCAATCGCAATCTTTATTGTGTTAGCTCCGTTATCGATGGCGTTGTATTCTTACCTAAGTACACACGAGCGAAGGTTCAATGCTTTTGTTTGGTTATCTATCGTCATCTTAGGATTTGTTATCGGGAGTTTGTAAAATGAACCAAGAGTTTTACTATCATTTACTTCAGGGTATAAGAGCCAAAGTTACTGGCTACATCTGTTTAATTGCTGCTGTAGGATTAGTATCTAGCGTGCCATTGCAACAGAAAGAAAATACGAAAGTAGCTTCTCTTCTTGGTGCTCTCGCTTTAGCTGTCGCTGGTCAAGTTAGCGTTAAAACACAAAAGGAGAATGACGCTGCTATCGAAGACTTCAGGGTTAACTCCGGTATTCAGCGCCAGCGTAAGCTATTTGGTTTACCAAAGCAGGAAGTAGTAGAAGCAGAGGTAGAAGATACTCACGTTGAGTGGTTTGACTTCAGCACCATAGGCAACGACCGAGACAAATTTCCTAACGTAATCATCATGGGTGAACCTGGCTCAGGTAAGACATCCCTAGCAGAATACCTTGGCGTGGTTTTGAAAGCGAACAAGCGTTATGCCATCCACCCTCATGCTAAGCCGAATGACTTCGCTGGATTTAATGCGGTGCTAGGTGGCGGAAGAAACTATGGTACACCAGATGATGAGGAAGTGACTTGGGCTGATATCGAAAGTGTCAAAGTTAAGCCAACTATTGCCCAGACACTTAAGGCTCTTCTTGTGTTGATGAACGAGCGCTACGAGCGATATTACAAAGGTGATACTAACTTCGATGACGTGGATGTTTACATTGATGAGCTACCATCGATTGTAAGTAACCTTGGTAAAAAGTTCTTCGCTAGCACCATGCCTCAGTTGCTGATGGAGTGCAGGAAGGTTGGTATTAGACTGTGGCTACTTTCCCAAGGTGGACAAGTCCGTATGCTAGGGCTTGAAGGTATGAGCGACTTACGGGAAGGAATCACGTTTATTCGCTTAGGCAGGCTTGCCACAAAACACAATCGAGACAAGGTAGTTGAGCAGCTTTTAGCCGCGATGGTTAGACCTTGTTTAGTTGACGAAAGCCCTGCAAAGCTGCCTGGATGGTCAGAGATAACGTCAGCTATTAAAAGCAGGCAGACAGTAGTACAAAAAGTAGAGGAACCGAAGATGGATAAAAAAGTAAACCAAGAGTTAGAAAGCTTAAGAAATCAGATAGATTCTATGGTTGACGACAACACACAAGAGGCTCATGTTACTATTGAATTTGATACGCCTGATGAGGGTAAGAAACAGGTTAGTTTATCAAGCGTTTACGCTCTTATTGACGATACGGCAGAGTTGCGACAGTTTAAAAAACTAGGGCGTATAGCCGCTCGTGCTGATTACCACCGAGACGTTTTGAATTACATAGGATATACGATGGTTCACTTTCACGGCAAGTCCATCAGCAGCGTTATAAAAGACGGCTGGGGCATGGAAGGTAGGCGTTACGAGGAAGGCAGAAACCTATACACGGAACTAGGGCTAAATTTAGTAACCAAACATGTAACCACGCAGCAGCAAGGGTTGTAACCACCGGAACTAACGGAACTAACGGAACTAAAGGGGCTAAAACACATGAAAAACAGCATTTGTAACTTTTAGTTCCGAAGGTTCCACAAGTTCCGCTATCTGTGTTATAATACAGGAGTACCTAACACATGAGAGAGCATTATGCTGTCTGTCTACCTTTTTACTCTTGTTTTTTGGACGTTATGTTGGTTAACTTATTCACCTAAGTCTAAGTGTACCACTGTTGCCGAAGAACCCACTTGCGATAGTTTTGAAGTATCCGAAGTTCCTAATTTGTCAGCTGATGTTAGTGTAGCTGAATCAGAGACGCCTGTACACGTACAACCATCTCAAATGAAGCCTTTATCACAAACGAAAGCCTTGAGCAAAAAAGAACTCGTGACGATATTAAAAGACAGTGGTAAATGGCTTCCTAAGTATCAGAAGTTCACTAGGTTTCAGTTAGAAGACGTTTACTTTTATCACTTCGGTTAAATCTCAAGTTTACATATTTAGGAGTTCACACCATGTTTAAAGCAATCAGACGTTGGATACAAGGAGCAGTCGCCTCAACGATTGTAAAACAAGCAGCCTACATAGAACAACTAGAGCGTGAGTCTGATAAAGACTTGGACAGGTATACTCAAGCTTTGAACCATAACCTTGAGCTTATCACCGATAACCGAGCGCTGCGTAAATCTCACCACAACATTCTAAAGCTTCAAACTTTCACCTTTAGTACTCTGTGCGAAATCTTCAGCGAGCTTGAAGAGATGACGATGGTCAAAGAGGACTTCAGGAGACTCTACAATGAAGCCTGCGACGAAAATCTTGTGCTCAATTCTGAGTTAAAGTCAGTTAGGATTACTAACGGACAACTAGCTGAACTTAACATGAAGAAGCAAGAGCGTATAGAAGAACTCGAAAGCAACTACAAGAGAAACCTAACGTACTATACTGACCTCGAACTTAAGAGAGCAGAACTGGAAAAATCGAACGATTACTATATCGGAGAGAATGAGCAACTGAAAGCTGAAGTGCAAAAGTTACGTATGACGGTTAACGCTGTGCATAAGAACCTCTTGGAATCGGTAGCGGAGATTGCAGGATACTAACCTAAGCCCCCTCAGATAAACCTTTAGCCACCTAAGCGGGTGGCTTGTTCCGTTTGTAGCGCTGGCACCACCAAGTTTACATGGAACACAAGGAGAGAATCGAAGATGGCACACTATAACAACTTGATGAAACGAGAAGCGCTGGTAAACAAAATGCCGGATATATTCAACCGCACACCCTCAAAGGTGCTGTCGTTTATAAACCTGTGCATTTATCCACAAGATTTCTCGGTACTGTATCACAGCGTTAGGACTCAAGAACGCTTGTCTATGCCAACTTACGAGGCGCTGAAGGGAGCGCTTATTGGTCTTATTGTGTTGAGCAAGCGTAAGCATAGAGATACTATTTTATCCGTAGACAACTATATTATAGACTTCATAAGTTTTATTCGCAACGACAGCGTAGGTGACCCTGTTAAGTTTCTGCTGTCTATGAAAGCTTACATGTTGCGATTCATGTTTGCTAAGGGTCTTCAAGTAGCGTTTGGGTTAGACTGGAGGAAACTAATCCTAGAGTCTCTTGACCTACGCTCAGCCCCTAACCCCAAGAGTTACCATAGTTTGTTTACTAACATCTACATTCGTAATTTGCTTCGTGTGTATGTAATCTGGAAGAACTACCGAGACATCCATGAGGAAGAGTATGAAGCTGGGGTGAACGATATCAACACGCTACTTGACAAAGCAGCCTCTCATAAGACATCATTAAGTAGAGAGCAGTTAGTTGCTTTGTTCGAGACGCTTAAGGAGAATTTACCATCGTGGCGATATGCCACAAGAAAACAAGCAGCCTACGCCATAGACACTTGTCAGGATGGGTGGGCTATAGTAAACAGACAGTTCTCGGATTTTCGTTACAAGCAAACTCAAGGATAAACTTATGCCAACACAAAAAAGAAGAGATTACATGAACAAGTAAACATAAGGAGAGAATCGAAAATGGAAAATACGATAGTTAGACCAACACAATCAGCAGTAGACAACATTGATTGGCTTGAGATTTTCTTCTACCGATACTACTGGGTTAGCGATGGTTACCCAGCGAGAGCTACTTATGACTATCAGCGATGCTTTGGAATACAGGAGGTACTAGCTAACCATTGTGCAATTCGCTTAGGTAACCTTGTCTACGAAATCTCTACAGAAGGTATGACCTGCATTGATTACGATGAGTATGCGAGAGAGGTAGTGTCTGATAGAGCGTTAACTTACCTCTACTCGTGCGACTTGTCAGAGTTACCGATTGAATCCAGATTGCAAGCGCGGTTCATACTTGATAACGATGTCACAAACGATAGGAAACTGAACTGTAGAGACTGCCTTAAATACCTTGGTCACTGGTTCTACCACTGCTTACGACCAGACCTACAAAGGTTCAGGTTAGATTTCAACGTAGGAGGCGCAACAATCAAGCGTGGAAGTTTTCATCTGCCTTATACCTGCGCTACTCAAGCCGCCTACACCCTCTCACGTTTGTTTGGTTTAGAGATAACAGTTGACAGTCACCTTCCAACTACGCTAGTATATATCTGTGACTACTTGGACAGCGTAGGCGTTGGTTCACTAATGGAACTCTAGCTGCTAGCGCTTCCATTCTCTACAGCAACTTAAGTCATGGAGGTTTAACGAATGAAAGAGGTAGTAGCTAGGGTTCAATGCCCTAGCTGCCGCGAAAGCGGAAGAGACAACGAAGGCAATAACCTCGTACAGTATAGCGACGGTGGAGCTTATTGTTTTTCATGCGGGTACTTTATAGCAGACAGGAACTACAGCGACAAGGGACAGCAACAAGCGACTAACGAAGATGGAAGGGAGTACAGAATGCCAGAACATACCTTAGAAACCATATTGACCAAGCGCAACATTAGACCTGAAGTAGCTAAGAAGTATGGAGTCACGCTAGTTAGTAAGGATGACGTGCTTAGTGTCCGTGTGCCAATTACCGACAGCAATGGTCAAGAGGTAGGCGCTCAGTATCGTGAAGTTGACATCTCGAACGGAAAGCTTACCAGAGAGATGAGGACTACTAAAGGCAGCAAGTTGAAAACTCCTTTCTTCGGTATCAACACAATAACCAAGTCTACAACGACTGTATTAATTACCGAAGGATGGACAGACGCCCTACGTGCTGCGACTGCTCTCTACGGAAGGTCAGATATTTCTGTGTTAGGCTTATGCGGTGCTACTTTCGCTAAACGCGCTGCTGCCTACGCTGTAAGATTCCTACAGGATAAAAAGGTAGTGCTTGCTCTTGATAACGATGATGCAGGCGACAAGGCGAAAGAAGCTTTTGTGAAAGCAGTAACAGAAACTGCCCCTGACTCTGTAATCTATAAACTGCTGATTCCCCAAAAACACAAAGATGTTAGTGAATGGTTAGACGCTGGCGTTTTAGACTTTCCCGCACACGTTGACACTGCTGCACCAGTTTTTAACAGCAACCTTCTCACGTCTCAAGACATCGGTGAAAGACTAGCGGTGTTTCTTGACGTGCTAAAGATGCAAGACCACATCAGAATCAACTTCTCTGCAACGCTTGACCGATGCGTAAAGCTGATGCCAGGAAAGTTAATAGGTGTTATGGGTGACTCAGGTCAGGGTAAATCAACGCTGGTAGAACACTTCATGCTTGAGGCGATAACACAAAAGAAGCGTGTGTTTTGCGTCAGTGCGGAAATGTCAGCAGAAGAGGTAGCGCTTAAGCTGATGCGAGTTGTACGTTCCGAGCCACTGCATGACCCTAACTACCTGCTGTATCTGGATAAGTCGTACTTTGAAAAGGTAGTTGACGAAACAACCAGGGTTTTGTCTTGGTTAACGATGGTTGATAACTTCGGTAAGATGTCGGTTGATAGACTCGACAGCTACTTGCTTGAGTTGAGTGCTGCCGGAATGAAACCAGACTTAGTTGCTGTTGACCACTTGCTAGCGATAAGTGAAAACCTAGAAGCCAACAGTTTGCAACAGACGTGTAAGGACTTAAAAGCCATCGCCAGAAAACATCAGGTGTGCGTCGTGCTAGTATCGCACATCAAAAAACCTCAGAACCAAAACAGAAGAACCATCTATAGACCGATGATGTCTGATGCTTATGGTAGCCAAGGCTTGACGATGTATGCTGATGTGATTCTTACTGCTGCCAAAGACCCAATCAAGAAACTTACGTTTATAGAAACAGTGAAGCAAGAGCGACTTATAGGTGACTACTGTGATATAACGTTGTCGTTCGTTGATTGGCAGCTAGCTGAGATAGAAGCTAAGGTAGACAAGAAGCGTGACTATGAAACACAGGAAGACACAGACGATGACGATGACGTTTATTAAGACAACCGAGTAATAGTAAACTCAGGTCTGTATTCCGCGTTTGCTGCTAAGCTGTAAGTGTACCCTGTGCCACCTATAGGGTCTATTAGAACCCTAGGTTTAACTGTGTCGCCTGCTGCTAGAGTTAGAATATAAGACCCATTAGCACAGGCAAACTCTCTTTGCATTTCTGCTATACCTAAGAAGTAATGATTACCACCGTTAACCTGCATTAAACCAGTGACGGTGGTTTTCGATGGGACTGTACCTCCAGTTGCTACAGGCAGCACAAACAAATCGAAACGATACGTACCAGCAGCCGGACAAGTCCAGGTAAATGTAGTAGTGTTGAAGCTGTCGCGGTCAACGATAACTGTGTTAACTGGTACGTCAACTCTAGTACTAGTTGATATGCTAACTTGAGAAGTTCTAGTTGCAACCAAACGCACCCTAGCATCAGTTGCATTTTTCACAAACAGTGTGTTAGCGTTTTTAGTGGAAGCGTCAGTACTTTGTTGCGTAAGTACGGTAGTTGTTCCAGTAAAGTCTATGTTGCCTGGTTGCGTGTAGTTGCCTGTTAGGATTTGGTTTAGAACGGCGTACACTGCGCTACGACTGGCAGCAGATACCGTATCAGAACTCCAGCTAGAACCGTAAGCAGCAGCTAGAATTGGGTAAACGCCTGGACTAACGCCACCTGCTTTAATGAGTGAGCTTTGAAAGTCTACATATCCCTCAAGCTCATCTACGCGCTTCTTAAGTTTAGACAAAGCGTTTGATAAAGCCAGCGATGTAGTGTTGCTGATGAAAGTAACTTCAGCATCACTTAAGGGAGTCTCACGGAAAGCTTGTACATAGGTTCCTAGCACCACGTTTGCACCAGCGTATGATATTTGAGTTGCTGATGTTTTGGTGTAGAGAGACGTTTTGTCTGAGCCGTCGTGAGTTACTACGAAATCCTTAACACTTAAGTCACTGCTGAGTTGTAGCTGAGGTACGCTTAACACATAAGAAGTACCAGTTACTGTTGTTGAAGTAAAAACACTAGTTGCCATTTTGTTGTTCTTTTAACCTCTGTTGAATGTACAGTTGCATGTCTAAATCTTTGTTACGTGGGATGTCTATACCTTGCCTTAGTTGCTCTACGAGTTGGACTTTAGGAATACCGTATTCTTTGGCGTGCTGGTCAATCTGCCACTTCTGAAAATTAACCCATACGCGAAGTCTTTGCAAGTACTGCATATTGTTTATCAGCGCTTGCTTTTTCGTTTCATCTGGTTGGGTTAGTATGGCGTCTTCGGTTTTGTTTATGGATTCCGACAGGTCAGTGTCTACAGTCGAAAAGTTCTTGTAGTTGCTGATTAGGTTTTTAACAGGTGACACTTCCGTTACTGTTAATCCTGTGACGTTCTGCGCAAGCCAGGAAAGAGCGTCGGTTTCTATTGCTTTGTTTGGTCGCTTCTGTCCACTGTCTGTAGGCGTGTATCCTGTCCACGAAGGAGAACCAGGGTCAATTGGTAATTGTGTTATAGGGTCTAACGTTGAGCGTGTACCGCTGAATGGTGCTAACTCATCTCCCTTTCGCAGCAGTGGAAATAAAGCTACTAGCGCATTGCGTATACTCTTTTTCATTGGCACACCAAACAAGCTGCTAGTTTCTTTGCTTATGTCATCGAAAGTCAACGGGTTACGCTCTAGCACACCGTTAACTATAGCGTCGTATGCGTAGGTGTCTTTAAACAAGCCACGGAAGAAATCACCTACAGGTTTCCCAGGGTCGCGCTCTTGCTCGTAGATTTCCTTCTTGCTACCTACGTTTAGACCAAAGCTTCTGCCAATGTCTTCTGCGAACTCCTTAGCCTGTGTGGCAGTGTCGAGGTAGAAATCAACAGTACCTGGCATCACAGCATATCTGTTGCCTGTGTCAGGGTCGGTGTACAGTGAGATAGCGTATGAGTCTTTTTGCCACTGTGACATTTCCTCATCGCTTAACTCTCTACCCATGTCAGCTTGAGAGTAAAGTAAACCCATACGCCCAGCGCTCCAAGGGTTTCTTATGGCATGACGTAGGGCGCTTCCGGGTGCGTTAATAGCAAACGCTGCAAACGGAACCCCTACACTACCGTAGGCTCTACCTAGACTACCAGCATCCTCTTGTATGTTAAAGTATTCATCGGTGTGTCGTATCAGTTCGTCTAAGTCTACCCAGTTTCTCTTGCCGTTGGTTGCTAACTCTTGGATAGCCGCCCACCTTGCAGCAGTGTCTATTTGAATGTTCAGTGACGCTAACAATTTGTAGGGAGTATCTAGGAGAGAGCCTGCTGTGCGAGTAGCCAAATCTACAGCAGTCATCATAGCTCCTGTAAACGGGCTGCTGTGGGTTTTATGGTATTCGTTAGTAAGATGAACGTACCTTTGTATCGAGGGTAAGTAGTTCTTAAAGAAAGTAGCGGGATTTGTAAACACCTCACTAGCGTTTTTTTCCTGAGTACCTGCTACGAACGATGAACCGCGCTTGAGGAAATACGCTTCAAACAACTCTCGCTTGGTGTAGTTAGTCCCCCCAACAGAAGCGAATTTCTTTGTGTTATCCAACACGTCAAAAGTTTGATTAGCTGCGATGCGGTAAATGTCGGCTAAACCTATGTGAAAATAACCTAGGCTACCTGTGGCTGTGTAGAGTGATAGAGCGTCTTGAGCAAACACCCTTTGCACGTAAGGCAACCCGCCTGTACCTATGATAGCCATCTTTCTGAAAGTGCTAGTGTAACTTTGCCAGACTCTAGCTGCTGTACTAAGGTCTGACCAACTGGTGTTAAGCTTCATCACAGCTACCATCTGGTCAGCCACTGTTCGATGTACGTACATGCTCTTTAGTCCGTCGCGTAAGTCGTTACTGCTAACTAACTCTTGCAACACTTTGTTGCTACCAAGGTTTATATAGTCTCCTTGGTTAGCGAGAGTTTTCATTTGCGCTTCGGTTATAACCCAGCCGTTGTCAATGCCTGTAGTAAACAGTTCTTTAAATAAGCTACTGTTTTTAACAGCCTTGGTTAAATCATTACTATACTCTTGCACTGCCTTCACAGGGTCTAGTATGATAGCCTCAGCTAAATTTTTCGTAGGTAAATCTAAGCTCTCGTTAAAGAACTCTGTCAACTCATCACTAAGCGCTGGCATTTGTTGAAGCCAACCGTTGTTGAAAGCTCTCTCTAGCTGAGGCTCGCTTAAGTTATCTTTTAAGAGCTTGCTTAAGTAGTTTGGCTGGCTTAGGTAGTGTGCTAACTCTAGTTTTGATATACCTAACATTTCAGCAGTGTTCTCTAAGTCGTAAACAATCGGAACGTTAGAAACCCGTGTGCGTTTGAAAAAGTTTGCCGAGTTATAATCTGCTGCGCCTGCGCTAGGTAATGCTTGCTCCTTGTTTAAGAAACGTCTGATTTCTTCATCAGCTTGCAGGGGAAAATAGCCACCATTGCGTAACACAGAAATATCAAGCCCTTGTTCAGCGGTTAGCTTACGCAGTGCTTCAAGATGTCCTGATACCCTACCTGCCATGTTATCGAGAGTTGCAATCTGTTGGTTGTTTAACCCAAGTGAAGCTAATCTACTGATGTGTTCGTTGTAGCGTTGCTCAAGTTGATATTTGATAACTGGACTGTCGTAGATGTTTTGCAGCCTAGGAAAAGAACCTACAGCTATTTGGTCGTAAAGTATCTCTTGTAGTTGACCCTCGTTCATGCTGGGGAAAGTTGCTTTAAGTTCACCGTAGAGTTTTTGAATGTCAGGAAGCGCTTTGTAAAGTGCTGCTGACTCTATCAGGTTAGAGGCGATGGACGCTTTTTCCATAAAGAACTGACGCATCGCCCCAGCCTCTGTCATCTTCCCTGTTGGCGCGTGCCATAGTAGCGACTTCCACCCAAGAGCAGAAGCTAACATACTTTCGATTTTGTTATACTTGGTTATGTTGGGTATGTGAGCAGCAGCAGAGCTAAGCACCTGATACTCTTGAGCTATAGAAGCCTCAATTTCTTTTGGTAGCGGGACTACACCTGCTCTGTCTTTCAACTTGCTGTAGAATTCGCTTACCCTTGCTGCTATAGAACTACCTGGTATAGACTGCTTTAACTCCGGCGCGTCTGGTTGTTTTGTGTTAGAACAAGCTGTCATAAGTTCTCCTTAAAATTCACACGGGTTAGTTGACTTAGGTTCGATACTATCCATTAGTTCGTCAACCTTTGCTGGTTTACTGTCGTTCATGCTTACGCCTTTTTTCAAAGAGTTCTTAGGTGGTAATACAGTTTGCTGCTTATCCAACCCTCGCTTAATTATCTCCTGCTGTACTTCAGCTAACTTACCATCTACCTTGTCTTCCATTTGAGACAGGAGTTTATAAGCAGAGTCTCTGAGGTTCGCGTCGGTGGTAAGTCGCTCTGGGTAAAACTTGGCTGCGTAAGCATCGGCGTTATATCTTGCCAGTGCAGCCTGAGTTGCAGAAGTTGGTTTAGATACTGGCTTGCTCTTGTTTATTTTGATTTTACTTTCGTCTAACACAAGACCAAAGCCACTCTTGCTGTCATACACGCTGTCGTATCCTAACTGCCTTAGTGCTTCACTCACGTTACTACTTAAGTCTTTCAACACCTGTTCAGTAGGCTCTATGCTTGACCTGACTAGAGCGGCTTCTGCTTTGTTTAGAATGCCTACTAACGAGGTGCTCTTGTCTCTGTTGATTGATATCCTTACGTTGTCTTGTATCTTCTCTGGTAAAGAGCTTACAATAGATTTCACTAACGGTGACGATGGTGCTAGCTTGCCTCTAGCGCTGAAAGTGCTTCCTAAGTTGTGCGTCAGTTCATAAACGCTTGGTGCTATGTCTTTTACGTTCGCGCCTGGGTTTACGTTCTCACTCAAGATAGATCCGGCGTAGTCTTCAGCTACTGACATTCTGTTAGTGACATATAAACCGGAGCCTAGCTCACCTCTGCTGCCGGATACCCTTAAGCTGTAGTTTGGTGACCAATCAGCTAGCGCGGTTCCATGCAACACTTTAGAAGGAAACTTTATTGTGTTTGCGAGAGACACTTTGTTACCTTCGATTTTTCCCACTAGCGCTTGACCTGGTATTTTAGCGTTTACTAATCCGTTGTTTATTTCTGATACGTCAGAAACAAACTTCTGTAAATCAACGCTGCCCTTACTTAATAGGTCTTCTAAGGTGTGGTAGTCTGCGTGTACTAAAGCCTGTGCTATATCGTCACCATAGTTTTTAGCAATAACTTTCTCAGCCAGCTTAGGTAAGTTTAACTTAGCTTGGTTAACTAGCGCGTCATAGATACCATCTGGTGTCATTTCGCTAAAAGGCATCTCATCTATCTGACGCCTACCAAAATCTACTACCGTATCGAATAGGTTATCTAATTGCTGTAATGGTGCTTGTATAACAGCCTTATGCATTGCTAACTGCTCTGCTGCTTGCTCAAGCGTGTCAACGGTAGCTTTTGGGGTAATTTCGCTTGCTGCTTTTGTTAAAGTCCTTACTTCATCCGGTAGGTACTTAGCGCCTCTCACTACTACAGGAATCTCTGTGAAGCCTAAGTCTCTTAGGGTTGCAAATCTGTGGCGACCGTCTACAAAATTTACACTTCCGTCACTTCTGACAACTATCTCAGGCATCTTAATTCCTGTGCCACCTTCTACGTTATTCTTTTGTAGAAAGCGAGTTGCTTCCTCGTATCGGTTACCTATGCCACCTATACCTTGTTTCTCTACTCTGTCAAACGTCCACAGTTTATCTAGCTTCTGCGGGTCAATTCTTCTTACGCTGCCGTTTGATAAACCATCCTTAACCCAGGTTATCTTGTTCAAAGGTTGGTCTTCTCTGGTTTTCCACTCTACGCGCTCAGGTTGTTTTGTTGGTTTGGTAGCTGGTGCTTCTGGTGCCGATGGTGGCTCATCTACGATAGGAGCATCTACACCTTGGATGTTAATTTCGTCAGCAAACTTTATAGGCTCGCTGCTTGGCTTACCTATGCCTACTTTTAACGCTACCTCTGATGGAGTGCCTACGACATCTTCAAAAGCTAATTTACCTACGTTATCTAGCGCCGGAGGTAACGCTTTCTGTGTTACTCTAAAGTCACCATTGTATACGCGAGGAACCTTAGTTGGGTTAGCTGCTGCTGTGGTTATGGGTTCAAACTTAGCATCAATTACACCTACGCTATCATTTAACCAAAAGTCTTCAATATTCTCTGGTTGGAAAGCACCTGGTTTTAACTTGGGTAATCCACTCTCTGCTGCATTTTCTAAAGTAGCTCCCATCCTCACAGGTTCATTTTCAGTAGCTGCTGTCCGATGCGTCGTTGGAATAGTGCTGTCAGCATCTACAGACGAAGCACTCCACGGGTCAAGCTGACGCTCTACTTTTGATAACTCTTCTGCGTCACTTGGGAATGATATAAACTTATGTGGAGTACGGCGAGTAGCTCCGGCTGATGTGGCAGAGGCGGGTAGTTTACCAGCGTCAGGGGTAATTACTCTAGTACCCGTAACTGGTATACCTTCACCTAAGTTTATTCTAGGGAAGCCTTCTTTAGGAGTGCTGTATGGAAGCTTAGGTAGTTCTTGTGCTGGTGCAATCAAAGCTTGAGGTGCTGGAGGCTTAGGAATTTTATTACCAAACAACTCTCGCAACTGGTCATCTACAGGGATACTTTTGACTTTACCAGGTGGAAGCAATAGCTGCTGCTGTTGGGCTTTCTTTACTGCTGCTGTTTCTGCCTTAGTTGTATTTCCCGCTACTTTAGAAGTCCTACTCAACCCTCGCATACCTTCCATAACTAGGTCACCTAGTTTGTTACCTGCTGGGTCTAACACATTAACAAGTATCTCATAACCAGCGCCAACAGGGTCGTCTTTAATCGCCTGCCCAATGCCTCCAACGTTGAATACGTCAGCTTTACCTAGCCGTGCTGCTTCTGTTTCTTGTTGGCTTCGTCTAGGTCGCGCCGCCCTATAAAATACACCTTTGCTGTTTCCCTTCGGGTCATTGATGTCACCGTACTGCTCACCGTGGGTTATAGCATCCAAAAGAGCAGAGCGACCTTGGGTTTTACTCCAGTCTTGTTGAGGTCTGATAGCTTTAAAGACTTCATCGGTTTTCTTTTTTCCTAACGTGGCATCCATCGCTAAACCTAATACCCCACCAGTGGCGAAGCGTTTAGCTGCTTCGTCGCTTACACCAGCAGTTTTTAGCACGTTTACAGTAGCTTGGTTTAAGTCAGCTACTGCGCCTATACTGGCGTTTAAGGGAGTACCTAAAACATACTTTAACCAACCGCCCACACCAGCACCCTGACGCCCATACTGAAGTCTGAATGGGTTAACTACACCTTGCTTTTCTGCTTCCTCTTGTGCTTGTTTACTTCCGAATAGTAGGTCATTGAACGCTTGACCCACCATACCTCCCCAAGGCTGGCTTTGCCTAGGTATATTAACGTTCTCACTTCTTGTGTTTAAACGTTGCTGGTAAGCTTGCTCTGCTTGTGCTGCTTCTTGTTTCCTTTTATCGTAAGTTTGAAGTGACCCTCTAACACTAGCGAACCCTACTCTGTTTAATGCAGCAGCGTCTGAAGTTACAGTAGAAGAATCGTAAACTGTAGGCTTGCGAGTACTTAAGATTTCTGGTGAATAAGGCGACTGACCGTCAGCTAACTTTTCCCATACGTTTATTGGAGTGCTGCCTACAGACTCAAGAGGATTCTGAGGCACGAAAGCTTTAGATGTTACTGGTTGAGTTAAGTTAAAATCAGCAGCACTCTCTACGGGAGGCGCTGACGGCTGCTGCTCTTGCACAAATGAAGGCTCTTGTAATTCCGGCGCTGCTCCTAAATCGCCTGCTGGTTGGAACTCGTTACCTGTTCCTACCGTGCCTACCTCAAGCTGTTGTGGAGATGATACCTTGATAGGTTTTGCAGTAGGCTTCTTTTGTTGTGCGTTATCACGCTGCTTATCGTTAATTAGGCTCATTGAGTCCATCTCCCTTTAAGCTACCAATGTCGATGTTATCAGTGATGGACTCGATAGACGTTGGTTTACTGCCGTCCATGATTGGTGCTCCTATGTTCCAAGCTTCTTTTAGCAGGCTGTTGTATAATGCCTTCTGAACAATGTAACTACGGTATAAGTCTTTCAAAAAAGCTATAGCTTGCTCTCTAGACATACCGTTTACTTGACTGTTAAACGACTGTATAGTAAACTCTTGTTCAATAGTTAGCTTATCCATTATACGAATGCTCCACCTACACTAGGGTTTAAGTTGAAGTTTCTGCCTCTGCTTGCTCCGTACTGCTGTCTCAGGAGTAGGGTAAGTTCGTCTGATATCTTCTTGTGACTAGCTGCTGCGTTCGCATCGTCAACGTAAGACAAACACATAATAGAAGCAGCACCGTGAGCTACTGCTGGTATAGCTGGCTGAGGTATTGGGCTAACCACGTCATCAGCAATCTTTGTGTTAGGTACGAATAGACCACGCAGTTTAACATCGGTGGGTCTTACTACGTTTCTGCTGAAGTAAACGTCATTACCTATGATGTCGTAGCTGAAGTAATGATTGCCGTACGTTAGCGACTGGAGTGGTTGCCTGTGCATCTCTATTAGGTCAGACTGAGGTGTGACTAGCCACATGGAGTATAGCTGCACAAGTTCATTAGGTAGACTAAACGCTGGAACTAGGTAATCATTATTAGTAGCGGTAGCAGTGAACATACGCTCAAAAAAAGTAGCTCTACTTGACTGAACTATGGCAAGCGTGCTAGAATAAACAGAGTTGGCTAAAAGACTACCCAAGTCACCGTCAGAAGAGAGCATGGGTTGCTCGCCAATCAACGACAGTACATAATTGTAAAATTCTAAGGTAACCATAATGAACACTCATCTGAAACTTTCAATACTAGGGTTAGTGGTTGGATGTCTAGCCGCAACTCCTACGGTAGGTTTAACTGAAGTACCCGTCAAATCAGTTGCCACCTCTACGGTAGGTTCGGCAGCAACTAAACAGACTACCCAGTTAAAACCTGAGACTTACACAGTAAAACAGATAGCTGACTCAGCAGCAGAAGCTATTAGGACAAACTCAGACGCTAAGTTCTGCTCTGAACTTCTGTACAACGGCAACAATAAGCAAGCGCTTGGTTACTGTGTCTATTGGTACTATGAAGCTTACAAGAGTGGCAACCAACCAGAGATTATAACCGCTCGTAGCTTTTATCTGATGGTACTAGACAAACTAATGAAGCAGGTAGACAACAATTTACCAGAGCGTTATTAACACAACTAGCCTTGGCAACTGCCAGGGCTTTGTGCTACGATAGTAAAAACACGATGAGGAATTACATATGTTTGAAAGTTGGACAGAAGAAAAAACGATTGCTTATATCTCAGGTTACTTTGACGGCGAAGGCACTATACTTGTCTACGTTCCTAAAGTTGGTGCTAAAAGCAGAGGTAACAAGTTTATAGCGGCGCTCCATACAGGTGATGTATCTGTGTTAAAAGCTGCTCATGATTATTTCGGCGGTTATTATACAGTTCTCAATCGCCATAGCACAACCAACGTTAAAATGGTACGGTTAGCCTGGGAGAATAAAAAAGCTTACGAGGTGTTAAGCAAACTTGAGTTAGTAAGCAAACGTCCACAGCAGGAGTTTTTTCTTGAGCAGTGGCAGCTATATGAAAAAGCCCCCAACGCTGAGAAGAGGGCAATAGCTGAATCTGCTAAATTAGGCTTACAACAGCTTAAACGTTGGAACTTCCATCACGAATAAACTGCTCGCAAGCGTTCTACGTAGTTGGGACGCTTGCGTTGGTGTGTATAAGCACCGCGCTCTTGTCAGCCCACATACGCGCTCCGTAAATGGTAGACATCACGACAGCATCACTCAAGTAAAGAGTTTCACGAGAGGATTCTGTCTTCGGCTCCTGCATCATAGCGAGAGCAAAAGCGTCTTTGTGCATGTAGATAGCAGTATGCACTTGCTGAGTTTCAAGGGTTGTGTTGGTCGTGGTGTTCCAGGTTGTAGGCAGGGAAGTAGCGTTATCCTGCGTTGGGTAGTAAAGCATTCCAGTAGCGCTAACTCCGGGTGTAGGAATAGCAGTCGTACCATTCATAAACCCAGTTGCAGAGTTAGCGTTAATCATGGTGCTCATATAAACTGGAGTACCCATGAATGAACCAATAACGCCAGACATCAATGGCGCGTTAGTTCGGTAGAACATCGACTGAATCTTATCAAGCGCTAGCAGTTGAGTGTATTGTGTTGGGCTGATAATTAGCACACGGTCAGAAGCAGGAATGTCGAAGTTATCCAGAGCCAACTTAGCACGTAGGAATACGTCCAGCGTGAAAGGCTTAGATACTGCACTCGCTCCGATTGTACGGTCAGAGCTTGAGTAAATGACTTGAGTGCCACCTAAGTCTTGAACGGCTGCGCGTAACCCAAGTAAGAAAGCGTCTAAGTCCCGTTTGATTGCGTAAGATGCTTCTTTAGCTAGATTGGAAGACAGAAGTCCGCTTGGGTCTAGCATCATTTCCACAAAGTCTTCAATAAAGAAGCTGACTTCCTTGTATTGGTCTACAGTGATGCTCCAAGTATCAGTCGGTGTCTTCTGTAAAAACACGGGCTGACCAGCAACCTTGGTGTTGACGCCTAAGCGACCAAGAGAGGGTACAACGATTCTGTCACCCTTCTTGCCGTCTGCAAACGAAATCAAAGTAACAAACTGGCGCATCAGTAAGTCTTGGTCAATTTCTCGCTTGACCATCGTAGACCACTGCTTCTTGACCCAGTTTGCTACATCTGATTTAAGAAACGGTGCGCCGCGAAGTTGCGCCTGTAAGTTGAGAGTGCTATTGTTAGCGTTTGAAAATGTCAATGGTTTTCTCCTTTAGTTATTCTTTTACTCTACCGTTTCTATATGCCTCGGTTATCTTGGGTAGCTGCTTTTTGTATTCAGCGTCAGACATCGAGAGGATATCAGCACGGGTGTAATCATATGCAGGCTTCTGTGGTTGACGAGACAAACGCGACCTGCGGGAACTACTGTTTGTTTCTTGTGTTGGTTTTACTGCTCCGGTCTTCTGCAAATGTTCCCATATGACTGTAGCACCTTCTACAGTGTTAAACTGTTCACGACCGTCTTCAGGCAACGTGTTGTAAAACTCTTTCACCTTTTGCATACGCTCATCGTAAGCAGTTGGGTCAACTTGCCAGTGCCTCATAAGCGTCTGTTCATCTCTAAACGCTTGAAGGTTGTTTACAAGTTCGATGGCTTCATTAGGCTTGATACCGAACGTAGACTCAAACTGAGACGCAAAAGGGGAGTTATCCTCTTCTTGTGTTTCTTCGTTATCTACGGTTTCTTCTTCGGTTTCCGGTTCTGTAGTTGCTGGTGCTGGTGTGGTAGGTTCGCTCACTTCACTCGCTTCTACATCAGGTTGCTCGTTGTTTAACACATAACCTGTGATAGTGCCTCTCTTGTTAACGCCAGTCAAGCTATCAGCGTTGTAACGAGTGTTGTTAAACGTCTCTAAGTTGCTGTTGTCTACTTCGGTTTGTTGTAAATTCATAAGCTCTCCTTACATCGGCGCGTTAGCTAATCCAGTTAACATGGTATTCATGTTATCGTCTAGTGGTTCCCCTTCTGTTGGTGGCTGTCCTGTGGCTAACTGGTTCATTAACTCAGGTAACTGCCCAGAAGCTTGAAGCCCTTGCATGACGTTTGCACCTGGTGCTATGTCTTCCATAGTGGCGTTAGCTTCTGATAATGGGGTAGTGGGCATTCCTGCGTCAGGCGTTGCTGTACTCGCTACGCTCGGTTGCTGCTGCATGATGTATCTACCTGGGTCATCAAAACCAAACTTAACCAGCAAGTCGTAGAACAGATTCTGATAGTTAATCATCTGCTGGAACTGTGGAACGTTAGCAGTCAACGTCAGGAAGTCCGTTAGTAGCTGAATGTTCCTATCGCGGTTAATGATGCTTTTGGTAGCGGAAAGTCTAACACGATAATCATAGCGAAGGTCTTGAGGCAACATCTCAAAGTAACCAGCGTTGCCAGGTTCACTGTTGTTTGACAACTTGACTATCGTTTTCTTTTTCGTGTTCTTCTTAAGTAGCTCATAAGCTTTGTAAAGTATCGGTAAGATAGCGGTAGCCTCTATATGTTCGTAAAGGTCAGTAAGCCTGTTACCTCCGGCATCTTTAACGCTTCTGATTTCTGTAGCTGTGACGCGCTCGCCTGTTCGGTAAGCATTGGCTGAAATGCCTGCACCTGTACCAATGTTACGGTCAATTTTCTGCTCCAGCATTTGAGCTTCTGTATACGTGACATTGAAGTTGTTAGCTGGAGGATGTAGCGGAGTAAGTGAATCTGGTCTACCTACTACGATTACCTTACCTGGTTGTGTACGGATGTCTTCTGGGTTGGTGACTCCATCGTCAACAAACAGCCACATGTTGTCCACGCTTACTGCTATGTTGTCGAGCCTTCGGTTCATTAACACATTATCTTCGAGTATCAAACCGATGCTGCTTTCAATCAGTGACATACCATAAGCAGACTCTGGCGTCTCAAACAAGGTAGCGAACACCCACGGGCAATCCTTTACCTCATGGCAACCTATACACACGTCGTTAACCATGTAGTATAGTTCGCCTTCGATAGGGCAGTAGTATTGAACCAGGTTTATCAAACGCTCGCTTACTGGCTTGATAGTGTCTCTTAGGTTAACTTTTTCAATATCTTCTGATTCTGTGGAATTAGCTAGAGTGTCAAATGCTGCTTCTGGGTCGTCAATCTCTAGCTCGTTAAACTTGCTCCACATGGAAAGAAACTCAGGATAATTCATCTGTGTTTCATAGTAACTAAAGCTAAAACGACTATCAAACCTACGCGACGAATCAACGTAAGTGTTATGGATAGGTAGCGTTTCAAAAATCAAACCCATGTCTTTATCCCAAGTAACATTCATTGCTGAGTTACCAGTAAGTAGAAGTTGAACCAAGTAAACTCTAAACTCTCGTTTAAAGTTGCTGTTGTTTAAGCTGTCGATGAAGAACGAGTTAGCGATAGGTACTATCTCAGCTAACCCTGGCTCTCTTGCTTCTAGGTTCACCCATTGGTCGCTGTAGAATAAAGCGTTACGTATGTAGCTACCTACAGTCTCTACAACCTCGAACACCTTACCATCGTTTAACTTAGAGTGCCATTCGCCCTCACTCTCTACCCTCAGTGGCTTGGTTTTATACAGATGCCACAACTGAATCCATTTGTCGTTTAAGCCAGAACGTGTCAGACGCTCTTGCTCTATGTTGTCGTATACGCTGCGCTCGTAGTTACCATCCAGCCCTAGCTCTAGTTGCCGCTGTCTGTAGTTATTCGACTGGTTGTACTGCCCTATAGCCACCTAAGTATCCCTCCCTTCTGTTATCCTTTCTAAAGTCTAGTTTCAGTGGTACTCCGTTAAACTCTGTCAACTGAGTCTCATATTTGTATACCTCTCTTGAAGCTGTGGCTTTTTCGTAGAGAGTTACTAGAGAATCCATAAAGTCATCGTGCCTTACGCCGGGATAGTTGGACAACTGCTTCCATAACCTTTCCTGACCTTTTACCCGTTCACAAAAGATAAACTTACCTGAGTTAATAGGTAACTCAAGCACACCCTGTATCTTGCTTTCTTTTGGTCGTTGCTCGTAGTGAGTGTTAACGATTAAGCTTCTACCGTTAACCTTAAATACTTGAGGTGCAAATATCTCAGGCACTAATGCCCCTACCCCGTTTAACTCGGAGTACATCCGCAACGTATCATACTTGGCTGCAAAGTCTCTTACCTTCTCTACAACCTCAGCAGCGGTCATCCTGTCCACAGCAGCGTCAATGACAACCAAACTACCGTCTTTAAGTTTGCTACCGACTACTATTCCGCAATCGTCACCAGTTTTACTAGTGCTGAATGCAGGGTCAAGAGCGATAATAGGCTGAAGTATTTCTACTCTGCCGTTCGGAAGTCTAATACACAATCTGCCATTGTTCCTAAAGATTGCTGAGTCTTCTACGATAGCTATCGCACCTACGTTAAACAGGTGAGCATCTTTCTCATACACTGTGTTTAGATACTGTGAGCTAAAGCGTCTTGGACTCAAACGCGAACGTAAGCTAGTAACGACCTTGTCGTTGTAGCGCTCGTTCCACAAGTAGCCATCATCTGAATTCTTACCGTTGCTGTATATGTTGCGAGAGTGTACATGGTAACCTAGCTCTTGCTGCTTTTCGATAACTTGTCCATAGTAATCGTCTACCGCGTATCTTGTGCCGTTAACGAGCACCTCTCCACCTAGGATATCATTAAACACAATGAATTCAGACTCTATCTGCACAAGCCTAGGCGGGTTAACGACGGACTCAACGTCAGCTATCCATTCCTCTACCTGTTGCTTTTTCTGCTCGCTCTCTACGTTACGAAAGTCTACAAGGTCATCAAGGATAATCAGGTCGAAGTGCATCCCAGTGATGGTAGTTCCTACACTAGTGGCGTATATCGTAGGCTCTTTAAACTTCCCTTCGCGTACTACCTGTAGCGCTACGTTATTCCATATCACCTTTCGGTCTTCTGCGTCTGTGTCTAGGTTAAAGTTACGAGCGTTTGATTTCTTCTGTATCGCTGGTATCAGTGAGCCTTTGAGGTGGGGGCGCTTGTTCCATACGTCTTGTAGCTCTGGGTTTTCCAGATGCGACCGCAACTCTCGTATGAATGAGTAAGCCAAAGACTGTAGGTTACAGCCAACCATCACACGTATCTCAGGGTTCCTATACACACGCCATAACACATAGAGGACAGTGCCGATAGTAGACTTTAAATGACCTCGTGGCATTAGTACCATACGGCGCAAATGACCTTCGTATTCGTCCCCTTCAAACGCTAGCCTCTGCTGACACTCTGGGTCTACTTGAGGCTTGGTAATAAACTTAGCTAACTCTTCATGACAGCTACTGAAGTTAGACCAGCCACCATGAAAGCCAATGAGTTCTGCAAAGGCTGTAATGTCACTGAGTGCGCGTACCGCTAACTCACTGCTGCCGCTTGATGTCGTACGTCGCCTTTGGACTTGCATCTTAGCTACCTCCTGCTTTGTCGATTGCAGCAGCGCACCTCTGCCAAGTGGGGAACTTTGAAGTGAGCTTAAGCTTACAGAGCGACTCATGCTATCACACCTCTACGACGGGTACGCTGGGCAAAACCTTGCTTAGCTAAGGCAGAAGACGCCAGCAAGTTGTTCATTAGGTTGTTTGAGTTAATCTCATTCGTTTGCAAGTCCTGTGCTGCTTTAGTGTTTGCATCCTTCGCAGCTAGAGCATTGTTGTAGTTTGTCTGCATTGTGTTTAACTGTTGCAGGTAAGCTTGCAGCGACTGCTGGTAGTTCACTTTGTCCGCTTCTGCTTGTTGCAGTTGCTTTTGTAGCGCTTGCTGGGCAACTTGGTTACTCTGGTTAATTTGTTCGATAGACTGCTGCGACTGCTGCTGAATGTTGGCTAGGTTACTTTGGTAAGCGTTCGACATTTCAGTCATCTTCTGTTTGGCTGCTACCGTTGGGTCTGTGTACGCTACTTTCTTTGGTTTCTTACTGCTTCCCATTTGTTTTCCTTGTAGTTAACGTAGGTTAAAAAGTGGGCGAATGTAATCTTGTAGTACGTTTGATAGCCTTATTGAGAATCCAAACGCTAAGGTACCTTAAGGATGCCTTAAATGTTGCTAACCTATCGTAGGTCATTTGAGGGGGTAACGAGGGCTGTAGAGGCTCTAGAATCGGCTGCTAAAATAACGAACGTTTAACCCCTCCTACCCCTATTAGAAACCTACGCTTTTAGCTGACTTCAGCCACTGACGTAGGTTTATGCGTAGGTACTTCTCTTGTATTTTCTTATAAAGTGCTTATGCAGTAAGCGTTTGCTTAAACACAGAAACATGAACAGTAGATAGCTTAAGGCTGCAAACGCTCACTGGCTATAGCTTACAGAGCTAACGTTAGCTACCTACTTAAGTTATTATATATAATACTCTAGTATTCTCTTGTTAACTTACTCTTGTTTACTAGCTTATGCTACGTTACTTGAAACTTGTAGTACGCTAACGACGACTGTTGCTTATTGACAATAGCCGATGTGGGGGCAACTTATGCTATAATACAAAAGTACTTAATAAAGAAACACCAATGAACACTTGTTACATTTGCTTAGACACTTCTGATAGAGAACTTTGCTATGGCTTACTATTGTGCCGTAAATGTGCCAAAGAAGAGCGAGAGTGGATAAAGAAACATAAGAAGACTAAACGCTAATTCTCTGTGTTAAAATAGTAAACCCCGGCACAACCTAACGTCCGGGGTTTCTTACTATTGGGACTTTTGTAAACTAGATTGTAATCAATGCTGACTTGATAAACACCAGCAACAGCACGAGGTAGCGCTTGGTGCTAGAGTCAGAAATCTTACGCTCAATCACATCAGCTAACACATTGAGAGCAGAGGTAATCAGTTCTTTGTCATCGTCACTCACGGAAATCAACGAGCGAACCTGGCTGGTGTTTCCGGTTTCAATGGTTACCAGTCCTGCTGCCTCTTCCAGCGATTGACGCTCTTGCACCTCAAACTCGGTTCCCTTTTCTTTAACAATGGCTTCTTGTTCTTCTGTCGCCACTTTTTTACTTGGCATTTGTCTTTTTCTCCTGTGATTTGTTACTTAGGTTAGTTGTGCAGCACGTTGGCTAGCTAGAGATGCTGCATGTTTTCTGTACACTCTAGTTGTATAGGTAACTGTCGGTGTCTCGTAAGCAGAAATACTCCACGACTATATCGAATGACTGTGGTGGGTCAATGTAGTATGTCCACGTAAGACCCTTGTGAAATAGCGTAGGTGTTTTAAACGTATGCGCTGCTGAGCTACTTAACGTAGTGTTACCAAATTGGTTAGGCGTATCGCGTCCTATGCTGTAAGGTGTCTTAGTGATTACGTAGATGTTGTAACTACCGCTGGGAGGTCGGGTGAACATAAGAGTCATCTCTTCTGTCCCCTTGTCAATAATCAAGTTGTAAGCGTCGTTATTAACAGGTTGAACCCCAGCAGGTATGGTAATCTTTCGGTAAACTATTTGTTTCGTCATTACTTACTCTCGCTATTTTGGCATCAACCGTTTATGGTCGGAACTTTGCAAAGGTATCACCTGGGATTACTGCGGCATCGAAACGTTTTCTACCAGAGTTAATAAGCGTTGGCATAAACACATTATAGTGAGTAGACGCATAACGACCAACTAAGCACCCAGCAGACCAGCGTCCTACTAAGGTGGGTGGTGCTGCATTTGCATTGTCTCCTGTGGTGTGATGGTTAATACCGTACATACCCTCTGTAACAACGTCACCTGGTCGCATGAAGTCTTCGTTGCCATCTCGGTAACCTTTGACATCTTCTACTTGAACTAACGCCGGATACTGAGTCTTATGTGAGCCAATTTGCCAAGCGTCCTTGAACTGAACATCGTTAGCAATCCTAAAGGCTCCCAACGGGTCAATGCGATTCTCGGTGTAATAGCGTCCAGGCTCAACCGTGGCTTCTGCGCTCATGATGATTTCGCCAGTATTGCGAACTAGAATCCTTACGTCGTTCCACTGGTCAGGCTGCTCTGGCAGAGGTTCCCAAGTATCAGCGTTAGCATCCTCAAGGTAGAGAATGTTAATAGCACTGATGCGCCAGCCTTTGTTTTCCATGTAAGCTATAAGTTTTTTACCGTCTTGTGGCATTTGTCTCCCCCGTGTGATATAATAAAAGGGTCAACTTAAGAAAGGTGGTATTATGCAAGTAGTTCAATTAACGTTAGACCAATACGCTGCTTTCGTAAAAGCAGAAGCAACTTACAGGTTATCAGATGAAGAAAAGCGCTTGGTTAATTTAGGCTACACCCGGATGAAAAGGAAGCAGGAGAAAGAGCCTGAGATTAAAGTAGCTGAAAACAAAGCTAGAGAGTACAGAAGGGTTAGGACTTTTGAGAGATATCTTAGCGAACTGGAGCGTAAACGGACAAAGAAACCTATAGCGCCTAGAAGCCTTATCAGCAGGGTTAAAGTAAAAGAAACAGACGATTTGTTAACAGCAGCCATGAAGCAGCGACACAGGGATATATCAAATAGAGCAAGTGTTAAAGGTATCCCGTTTGATTTGACAGTTGACTTTTTAATAAAGCTAGCCCTCGCTACTCCCTCCTGCCCTATGCTTGATATACCTCTTGTCTATTTTGGCGAAGGTTCAAATGCACACGTTGACCGTCATATACCAGAGTTAGGTTATACTCAGTCTAATTGTGTTTTTATGTCAGCACAAGCTAATGGGCTAAAGGTGCATCATACCCTCGAAACAGCGGAACGTTTAGTTTCTTACCTTCGTGGTGAATTAAATAGCTAGCGTGCTTTGTGGGAGGAAACTTTAGTATAAATCCTCCTGCTACCATCCTCTGTGACCTTAGCCGCCCCCTTTTCCCCCGTTCGCTTTGGCTCTTGTAAGCATTTATGCCTAGGCAACTATACCTAGGTTACTATACCTATGCCACTTCAGTAACTGTCATAGGCATTTATACTCAGGTATTTATACCTAAGCATTTATGCTCACCCTCGCAACCCTTGGTTTACTGAAGGAGGGGGTGTGACAGTTGAAAAAGTGGCACAAGGGGGTTGACGCTAGGGCAAACTTGTGGTTATATTTGAGGGGTCAAAAGCAAACCACCAAACGCAAACACAGGTTAAACATATGTCTTACAAAGAACTTCAGTCTGCTCTCAAAAACTACCGCAACAACGGAGTTGTACTACAAGTGAAGCTCAACGCCACGAAGGCAGCATTACAAGCAGAATACAACCGTATTACAGGCAACTCAGACAGCAAGCAACAAACACAAGAAATGGATGAGCTGCAGATGCTTCGTGATGAGCTAGCAGCAGCCAAGGCTACGATAGCCAAGCAAGCAGCACGCATCCAAGAGTTAGAGTCAGCACAAACACAGCAGCAGCCTGAGCCTGAACCTGAGCAACAAGCACCAAAGGTAGAGTACAATGCTAACAGTGAGGCGCAAGCTGATGTAATAGCGCAAGAGGTTATCGAAATCCAACGTGAGAAGGGCAAGAAAGCAGCAGCCAAGCACATCAAGCGCAATCTTCCCAAGTTCCACCCTGATACATGCAAACAGTACGGTAATGTATACTGCGAGGCAACGTGGCACAGGCTCAACACATTAATCGAATGGCTGGAAGTTGACAGTGTATATAATGAATACTTCAGCTAACCAAGCGTGAGTGTGCCAGTTGACAAAGTGGCACACACAAGTTGACAAATCGAAAGCGAACAAGTTAAGTTAGATTCACAAGCAAACACAAAAGGATTCAAACACATGACAAACGCACAAGTTCCTACCCTCCAAGCTCTCGCTACAGTAATCAAAGACAACGGAAACTACGCTAACTTCTTTGTGTTAGGCATGGCTTTCAACATCACACCCAAGCAGCTACATGATTACTTGATGGAACTTGAGATGCTAGACTTAGTAGACCTGAGTGCAGTCGCTGAACCAAGAGACTATGACCAAGCGACGCTCGACGAGTGGTCAATACCTCAGATATCAGGCGGTAGCTTATTCTACGCTAGCATACCTGAGCTACAAGAATGCAACACCAAGAGCAACGAACGTGTTGCACCAGATGCAACCGACGATGTGGGGCACAATGGTAGCAAGGGATGCTCCAATCAGGCAGCAGATGTGACAGTTGAGGAAGTGGCACAAGGCACTAGACAAACGAGAACAAAGAAAGCTACAGTAGATGGAGCAGGTAAACAAAAGACAACTGCAGAAAACAAATCAACAAAGGACAACGACATGACAAGCGCAACTTCCACCATCGAAAACCTCATCCAATCCATCGAAGCTCAAGCCAACAACAGCAAACCTGTGTACCGCACGATGCAATCGCTCCTCAAGCAGGCAAGGGAATCTCACAACATAGAGTTACAAGTTGTACTTAACAAGGCTGCGAAGGTGTTGCAAGAAGAATGCCGACGGATAGTTAACGAGTTCAAGGCAGGCACAGTCAAGACTCGTGAGCCTAAGCAAGAGGTTAAGAAGGAAGCTAAGGCTAAGAAACCTACGACACACACAAGCGACAAGGTTGATGAGCCAGCACCAACAAGCGTACCAAAAGAAGCATCTGCTGACCTGCTACTTAAGGAAGCACAAGCTGAGATTGAGGCGCTACGTAAGCAGCTTGCTGACAAGACTAACGAGGTGGCTGAGTATGCCGAGGCATTACAACACGCTAACGATACGGTTAAGAAACAACAACAAGCGCTTGACTTACAGAAACAAGTAATCACCACGCTCACTGCTAACCAAGCACAAGTCGTTGAGCCTGCGGTTGAGGTGGTAGCTGAGGTAGAGGCTGACGATGAGTGCGACGAATGGGAAGATGACAACAGCGATGCGGTTGATGCGATGATGGCACTGCTTATCGATGGCAAGCAGGAGGTGATAGCTGAGGCGATGAACATTGTAGAGCGTAAGCTGGGTAAGGACAGAATGCTTAGCTTCCAGTTAGCACTGAGTGACGTTGAGTTCCTAAGCTACGGTGAATACGCTCAAGCCTTCCGTAATCTGATGACAACCTATAACGTCAAGATGGATTGGATAGAGCAAGCAGTAGATAAGGTATCCGCCTAGTATACACAGCAGCCCTAGCTGCTACCTCTCGCGCCCTGTTGTGGATGCATACGCTACAGGGTGTACCTAAGTTAACTAAGATGCAACATCACAAGTAACATAGGTGTTGTACGAATCAAAAGCAAACCGACCTCACCCGAAGGGGACTTAAGTAAACATATACCCAACAACAGCGACATGAATAACAAATGCACACTGGTAGCTATCATTATCTTTTGTGTTATAAAGGTATCAATGGTAATGAACGACGTAGCACAGGTTGACAAGTCAAACGCTAGAATGCTAGAGCATAGACAACAAATGAATCAAGCTTACGAAGGAGTAAACAAATGAACTTAAGAGAAGCTTACGAAGCCATTGCTAACACATTAAACACAGAGCAGTAGAGTAGATAAAATGCCAGGGTTGAGCCTATTCTATCGTTCAACCTAGCTGCATTCTCAAGCAAAACAAAACCAACGAGGACATACAAATGACACAGATTACATTGGCATCAATCAAAAGTGACCTGAAAGTAGACAGCAACGGTATCGGGTATTGCAGCATACGTGGCGCTGCTAAGCTAGCGGGTGTAGCACAACCTACCTTAACTGAGGCTTTTTCGAGTGATAGGAAAACTCAGTCGAAACTATCTCAAAAGCTTATGGAGCATGGGTTTGAGGGTGATAGGTTTTCTGAGGTTGGAATACCTGATACTGCTCTAGCTGTAATACTTGAGTACTACGCATTTGATACGGGTGCAAGAGTTACTGAAGAAGCTAAACGTATGTACAAAGCGTTGGCAAATGTGGGGCTAAGGGTCATGATACAAAACGTATGTGGCTGGTCGCCTATAGCTAAAGAATCTGATGAGATGCTAATGGCTCGTGCTCTCCAAGCCTCAGCTAGGTTACTTGAAGCAGCACAGCTAGAGGTGCAGCAGCTTAAACCAAAAGCTATCCTAGCTGATGACTTCATCGAGCGTGACGGACTAGTGTTAATAGGCGACTTTGCCAAAGACCTAGGCTGCATTGGTCGCAACGATTTGTTTCAACTGTTGCGCGATAAGAAAGTTATCTATCGCCTCAAAGACAGGTCACACCAGCCATACCAGTGTTATGTTGACTCAGGATTCTTTGTGTTAAAACCAGCGGGAGTGAGCATAGGTGGGAAAGAGAGATTCACTTGCTGCTTAACTCCAGCCGGTGTGCAATGGTTAAACCAACAACTCAAGCTATGGCTAGCTAAATAAGCCTAAGCCGCAAGAAGTTACCTAAGCCTCTTGCGGCTTTTTACGTTTGTAATAAACTGAAACCCTAGCAAACTTACATCAGTTATCTTAAGCGCTAGTGACCAAGCCTCTGATATACCTAGCTGTCGTAGCTTAATCACGTTAGTATCGCCTGAGCTAGAGCGAATGTTGTATTTAGGGTAAGCAGCATTTAACATCGGCTCACCTTGATAATTGTTGCTGTTGATATTCCATACGTCTATCCTTGTTGCACGGTCTGTGTAATCATTAGTTGGGTGTACAACTGCTACTGCAACCGACCCCACGCCTGCAAGCATTATGTTAACGCTAGCTATTCTGCTACTCTGGTCTAACCTACTGCCGTAGAATGCTTTGCTTACGACATACGCGTCTATGGGGAGTACCTGACCAGCAGTATACTCCTGTATCATGAAGCTTTTGCCCGTTAGTGACCTAACATGATTGCTTCCTGATGTTTGTACTACTTTCTCTGTTGTGAGCAGTTGCACAAGCTCAGAAGGGCAAACTAGAGCATCTACAGAACTCGGTAGGTTAGTTACACTACACCAGCGTCCGGGTAAAGTGTAGCTGAAGTTGAAGTTACTTAGGTCACTGGTAGACGATTTATCAAACGTACAGACGAGCATGTATGTAACACCATCACCCGGTACGTTGAAGTAAAAACCATAGTCATCTATCGTAGGTAACAAAGATGTGGCAAACTTAATGCTGTAGAAACATTCAGTATCAACATTCAACGCCAGCACCTCGCTAGTACCTGTAAACGTCATCATAAATGAGCGCATGTCTTCTACGTAGCTGAGGCTATTAACTGCAACAAACTTATCGTTTACATTGGTACTCAAGCTTTCATTAACTAGCTCTTGTGTTTCGTTTGAGTACTGAAGTGCAAACAAACCGTTGGAAGACGCATAATAAATACGATTGCCAAACACAGAAAAGCACTGGTTGTTTATTACGATTTCGTTAGATACCCTAGTCACAATCGCATCACTTGAGTTAGCTGGTTGGTTAGCGTTACTGCTAGCGCTGATACGATAGATACCGTTATCTGTGGCTATCACAGCTACACCGTTAACGCTCTCAAAGCCTTTGATATTGGATGTCTCTTGTCCTATCGTCACGCTGAATGCTGACGTTTCGCTGAAGTTTATAGAGCTAATCTGTAGGTTATTGAAACTAATACCTCTGTAGTTCCAATCAGCGTTAGAGAATACAACTCTAGATATCTTACCTGTGATAACTAACCTGTTGCCTACGAAAGCCACGGTATCAGGGAAACTCCCGTCTACAGATGCGTATCTGTAGCCATATAGGGGGAAACAGTAGCCGTCACCTATGGTAATCGCTGCATCGTTAGTATCTAGGTTTACGATTACTGTGGAGTTTAGGTTAAAGGTAGTATTGCCAACGTGGATTAACTCCACTACGCTAGAAAGACTTAAGTTAACTCCAGGTGACGCAAATGAAAAATACTTGGGATATCCTGATATAATGGTGGCTGTTGCTGCGTCGTGATACGTGGGTAACTTTTGAATCTTATCAACATAGCAGCTCATGTCTGTTATAGGCACACCTAGCAGTACGTTACGCAGTCTCGCCATTTGTACCGTGGTAGCTGTACCGCCGGTTATTAACCCACCGAAGCTAACAAAAGATGGTGATTGACTAGTAAACATTCCCGCGCCTGCTTGATAACCTCCATCACTGAAGTCCCATTCTGTGTTAGACGCTGGTTGCCTATTAGTTACCTTAGTTTGCAGTGTGTTGTTAGCGTATACTCTTAATGTATGTTCACTTAAATCTTGTGTTGGCTCATTGATTATAGCGTTTGATTGCAATTCAGCAGGTACTTGAACGTTAACATCTAGTGGCACGCTATTTCTGCGTACAGCAGTATTCACCATATAAAGCCCTGGCATGTACTCAGCATCAACTACACGTAGCAAGAAAAACGAATGTGACCTGATCATTTTACCAAGGTCTAAAGTGGGAACGAATGGAGAGTTTAGAGATACTGATGCTAATGAGTGCGTTAAACTACCTGGTTGAAATAGCGTGTTACCCTGACGTATGATGGTGTTGGAGTTGCTTAAGATATTGCTACCATACACAGGTATTCTTAAGGTGGCTGATAGGGTATTGCTTGCCACGCTAGGCGCTGTAAGGATGTTCTTTACTATCGTGATTGTTACCATCTGACAGTTAGCCGTCGCTATCAACACATGACAGTAACTGCTCTCGACTCTCACAGCAAATGAAGGCACATCATTAGCACCGGCATCTGAGAATATGTTTCCATAGGTTCTATAGCCTATGTAGTTGTCCGTCGTACTTGCTGTAACAATTAGCGAGCGACCAACCTTAGCTATCATGTAATTTGTGTTATCAAATGTAAACCGTTTAACACCGTTACCTGTGGCGCTATCGTAATACGAAATACCAGTGTTAACTTTTGAGCCTGCGCGTTTGACTATTTCACCGTTGTTAGCTACGTAAGCGTTTACTAACTTATCTTGGTAAACTACATCACCTGTGCGGTTATAGCTAGCTGATGATAGCCCACCGAAGCTACTTACTAGCTGTAAGTCTGGGTCGTCTATCGTTTGATGTGGCTTGAGTTTATTTGGCATCGCGCTTAAGTCCTCCTTTGAAGCGATTCTCTAATAGTCATATGTTAGCCTATATCGTGGGAGTGAGGTAAAATACTAGAGCCGCTGTTTAACATCTGTTGACATATTTTGCAACTCGCGTGCTGGTCTTCTGTGACGGCTGAACTTCTCAACTGTCTGCTTCTGGTTCCTGGTATGCCGTAGCTTCTACCAGCCCACTTTCCTAGTAGCTTTAGTTCATCCCGCCACAGTACACCAGTATCGTTCATACGTTGGTCTAAGAATCCAACGCTGTCTTTTAACACTCTGTTTCTCCATCCCGTGCCCATCCGAAGTATTGCCCAAAATTGGCTGATATCGGCTGCACCGCCACGCTGAGCTACGTGCTTCATCCATCCGTTATCCTTCATGTATCGAGTGAATAGTTGCACTTGCTGTACTTCGTTCATCTTGTTTATTTGGCTAGTGCGGATGTCATTAAAACTGTCGTTACCGAATCCAAACAAGCCGACGTTTAAGCCTCCATTCGACCTGTCGCTAACGCTCATTTTCTCTCCAGACTCCTGGCGTATGATGTCAGCAATCCACTCTTGAGGAACTTGTAGCTCTCGTGCGGAGTCAACGATTGCTTTTAGAAACTGTGGATTAGCGCGTAGCTTCGCGTATCCCATGTCATCGTTGTAATCATATTGTGTTTTGCCTACCTCGCCTATATTCCAAGGTAAGCTGCCTGTGCGTATTGGTCGTTGGTTTGTCATAACACCTCTTGCGTTACGTGGGTTGCTACCTATGAATTGAACTGTGTTAGCCATTAACGCGCCACCTTGGGGGAGTAAAGCAGCGTCATTTGGTACTTTGTAACGTGGGTTGCTTCTGGCTCCCGCGCTGGTTTTCATCCTTGGCATTAACACAGAAGAGTTATTGGCGTTCATTTTAGCCAAGTGTTCTAATGGGTCAATCGTAGCTGATTCACCGAATGCAGGCTGGTATCTACCGTTAGAATCGTAATTAGCTTTTGGTTGTACCTCGAAGTGCAAGTGAGGGTCACCTACGCCTGAGCCATCGCTTACTGATACTATGTCACCTGGTTTAACTTGTTGCCCTGGTTTAAACTTAAATCCCCCTTGATGACCGTATCGGTAGACAAAGCCATTATCACCTATGATATCCATGTAGCCACCGTAGCCTTTAGGGTCTTCGCCTATGTAGCCTACAGTGCCAGATACCATAGCCACAGCATGAGTACCCATCTTAGCGTCAAAGTCACCACCTGCATGTTTTCTACGCCCACCATCGCGGCTGTCATGCCAAGCCGAAGTAACAACAGTCTTTTGCCCTAGCACCGGAGTGACTAGGGTTTTTCCGTTATAGGTTGTTGTGTTGAGCCTTTGTCTAGGTGCTATCTTGAGCAAACCGTTGGCGTCTATTTCGGCTCCCAAAGTAGACGCAGCATCAAAAGGGGACTGTTGTCCGTATTGCTGAGGTTGAGACTGCTGTATCTGCTGTTGTTGAATTAACTGGCGAGCATTCTCTAAACGCTGGTCAAGTTGCTTCTGTTCTCCCGACGCTTCCTTTGTCAACACATCACGAGGGCGCATCATGTTGTATTGTTGCAGCGCTGGGTACTTATCAATTAACGCTTGCTCTCTTTGTCTCACCTTAGCGTTAGTAGCATTCATGACGCCTATTAACCCTTGCTCTGTCAAATCAGCAGCTTTCTTAAGCTCATTAGGGTCAATGTTACCGGAGCCGTTAGGCTTAAGTTTCTGCGCCATCTGGTCAACGATAAACTGTAACTCAGGCATGTTTTGCAAGGCGCGTTGGTTGAAGTTTAACGTGGCTTGCTGCTCTGGTGTGATAGTTCCCGACTTTTGAGCAGCAGTGGCACGGGCGATGCTTTCTATAAGCTGCGCTCTGTTGGTTGCTACTCTTAAGTTTAGGTTGGCATAGTTAACGCCTTCATCTGCTTTCCAGTTCTCAAGCTCTACCTTATCTTTGCTGTAGGCTTCGTAACTCTCAGCTAAGGTAATCGCAGCCTGAACACTTCGGTTACTACTAAACTCTGGTGACTTCTTCATTTCGATTAGGTAAGCAGGGTTAGTAAGCATACGTTTAGCAATCATCTGTGTTTCTTGTTCGGTAAAGTTTAAGTTAACACCAAGACGCTGTTTAACTTCAGTTTCTAAACGTTGGGTAGTGTTAACGTTGCTGGCGATGTCAGCCTTAAACTTCTCAGCTTCGCCTGGTTGCGCCATCGCATCGCCCCAGTCGCCGTATAATTCCTTAGCATACCTTATCTTACCTTTGTACTTATCAAGGTTGCCGTCAGCTTCAAACTCTGCACGAGCTTGCTTACCTAGTTGCAGATAGTTAGCCATCTTATCTAGGTTACTATTGATTTTAGAAAACGCTTCTGCTTTCGTGCCGTATGCTTCTCTGGCTTCTCTGATTAGAGCAGTTGATATCCTATACCGCTGCTCTTCTGTTAACGATGGGTTAGCTATAACACTCTTGATATTGTTAGAGATTGCGTCAAGATAAGGTTTCGCTTGTTCTGTTGGCGGTAGGTTACGGAGGGTAGCTATAGAAGGTTGCATCAACAAACGTTGGGTCTCTGTTATCTGGTCTACCTTGGCATCTTGAAGCTTTTGCATCTCATCATCTAAGCGCTTGCCTCTAGCGTCGTGTCTTTCCATCGCTGGCTTATTAACGAAATCTCGCATCAGCTCTACTGTGTCTTTTGAAGATAAGCCTCTGTCAATAGCGTCACTGATGATTTTAGCGCCTTGGCTTCTAAACCTTTCCACACCTGGCTCTTGCTGGTACAGGCTTACTAGTTGAGCTTCCGTATCACCTCTGATAATCAGGTTACTTTCGTCTGCTATTTTCTGTGTTTCCTTGTTAGCAATCTCATTGTTAGCTAACGCTGATTTTAACCGCGTACCCTTGACAGTTTGGTTAACCTTCTCAGCTTCAACAGCTTTCTTCGCTTTAAGCTGTTGTTGCTGTATCAATAGTTTCCCAACCGACTCTGTTATAGCGCCTAACGGGTTATTTACTGGTTTCTGTGACCTTACAGCTTCCATTTGTGTCTGTAGGTCTAGTATCTGTTTTGTTCTCTGCTGTGACTCAGTTAGAAAGTTGCTGGTGAGTGCGGTGCTTTGCGAGGCTGCATCTGTAGCAGTCTTTACCACCGATTCACTGGCGTTATCAATCATGTTTAAGCCTGAGTCAGTACCTACCATACGTGACTGCATACTCTCGTTAGTCCCCCTTTGTCGTAATCTCTACGGTAGCATTGGTCATCATTATAAGCTCCTAAAGTTAGTGTATCCCTGTAAACCTACGCCAACATAGTCTAAGAATCCTGGTGCTCGTATGTTGCTACTTTGTAGCGCCAGTATCTCAGAGTTAATTGCTGAACCCTGTTTAATAGCGCTCTCGTTGGCGATAGAGCTTAAGTATTTAGACTGCTGTTGTAGTTTGTTTGTAGAGTTCATGATGCTGTAGTTGGCGTTGTTCGCTGCTCTCGCTGCTGATAGTCCAGCTTGGTTAGTTTCATACACAGCAGCATCGTTAGCTTGGCTGCTTCGGTAATTCATATCGTTGCCTTGCTTTTCAATCGCTGCTTGCGCGTTAGCTAACCCGTACTGCACATCGGCTAAATTCATACCAGCCTTGGCTGATGCCTTAGCTAAATCTGTCTTAGTATCTCCTAGCTGAGACGCCCTAGCCACGTTAGCTGCTGCCTCTGTAGCTTCGTAGCCTGTACCGCCTGAAAGCATCTGCATTGCCTCATTAACGCCTCCTGCTGAGGCTGCATAGTCTAACAACAGAGCGATAGAGTTTTGGTTACTTCCAGTTTGCTGAAGTTGCTTTAACACAGAACTAATCACACCTTGTTCTTCGCTACTTGCGTTAGCAAACTCCTGTACAGCTTGAGCACCTGCTTGAAGCCTAGCGTCCGAGCGCGAGGACTCAGCAGCCATTTGCTTCTGTACTGTTCCGGCGTCGCCTGCTGCTTTGTTTACTTCGTTAGCTAATCCTGATTGTGTTAGAGCTAATTGCTGCTGTAGTGCTTGCGCATCAAGCGTGGCTTGAGTTTGCATGTACTGCTGCTTTTGCATTGACTCCGTAAGCAGATTGTTTAAGTTGTCTGACTGTCGCTGCTGTAGTAGGCTGAATAGCTGTAAGTCAGCCTGCATCCGCTGTGCTGCGTCCTGTTTCTCTAACAGTTGCTTTTGCTGCTTAGCTTCCTTCTGTTTTTGGTTAAGCCCTAGTAAACCGCCAGCAACAGCAACGCCTGCTGTAACTGCTCCCAATGTAAAGACCCTCCTGTAGTTGCTACAAGAGGGTCAATGTGGGGAACCTACCGCATTAAGTTTTATTTAGCTTCTGCCCAGTTGTTACCTATGTTCCAATCTCCGTTAACTCTAGTACCTGCTAGCAAGTCCAGACGGTTGTTCCAAAGAGCATTTAGTGCTGCTTTGAGAAACTCAGCCTCAACCTCTGGACACTCAACTACAAGCTCATCGTGAACTAGGTTTACTATCTTAGCGTTGAAGCTTTTGATAATTGGCAACGAGTGAATTGCTAGGAGGTGCATCACGTCTCGCGCTGTCTTTTGAATCAGGTAGTTGAAAGACTGACGCTCACCGCGTAGGCGCTCCCATTTACTGCCCATAAGCTCAGGATACCGACCGCGTGCCCTAAAGGGATTGCTGATGTATCCTACCTTCTCGATACGCTTGTAGACTTTTAACTTAGCCTGCTGTATCGCTGGTTGGTTACGGTTCACAGTGTCGAATGTTTGCTTGGCTTCTTCTAGGGTTTTAGTTAAGCCACGCTTGAACATCAACGGAGGTTGACCGCCATACACAAGAAGAAATATGATGGTCTTTGCTACTACCCTACTTACGCCCCACAAGTCAGCGTTCGCTTGATGCACGTCCACTGTAGGGTCATTCACTGTACTTTTGAGACTGGAGTCCCCGCACATCGCATCTAAGAAGAATGCTAACACTGCAATCTCTATCCTGTCAAGGTCAGCCACAAGTATCTTGTTACCAGATTCAGCAGAAAACAACGAGCGAATTCGCTTACCGTAGTCAGTGCCGTTTATGATGGTTCCTACTCGCGTCATCTGTTGTAGGTTAGGATTTGTGCAGCTTAGGCGTGTAGTTCTGGTGCGAGTGTTTTGAAAGCTAGGGTGTATTCGATGATTGTGTTGAATGTGCTTACTAATGCCTTCTACCATCGACAGCGTTTTATTAACCTGGGTTATCTTAGCGATGGGCAGGTTCTCTGGTATTTGCTCGCTTATGTCAGCTATGAAGCTTTTGTCTAGCTTAGGCTTGCCAACTTTCGTTGACTCAGCAGCCTCTAATACATCCGGACAATATCGGTTAAGTAACCACCAAACGTGACCAGTAGCTGCACTACTGTTGAACTTGACGAGAGGGCAATGGTCATAAATAAAACATCCATCAGTATCAGAGGGGATGTGTCCTTCCCACATAGTGAGCGCACATCCATCGTTATCAAGGTAGTGCTTAAGCAAATTGTTCTTGTTACGATAGCCTTTCCACTCGTCAGTGCTCGCTTGCTTGTAACGTTCAATAGCACCGTTTGTATAGGTCTTAACGTATGGTACATATCTGTTCTTCTTATCGCTCCACTTTAACGTAGGTAGCATTCCAGCTTCTACAGCTATCTGTTTCTCAAGCTGGTCTTTGTCAGCGTATAAGTCTTGTGTTATGGAAGCAAGCGATGACATGTCAACCGCGCTGCCAGATACCTCAAGCTCACTCAGCACTGACAGCATTGGAAACTCTAAGCAAGCCAACGTATTGATAAACCGTGGCTCATTGTTGTATTCTTTAGCTTGCGCTTTATAGAGCATTAACGTTGCTTTAACGTCTGAAACACAATAATCGGCGATAAGCTTCACTGCTTCTGTGTTGGTTGACCAATCGATACTCCAGAATTCTGTAGGCGGTATCACTTTGTCTAGTAACCCTTTCTCTACAAACGATGCTATCACGTTATCTTTAGCGCCTGTCAACGACTGTAAGCTGTAGCTATCGCGGGTTGAATCTATCGTATACTCCATTACCATCGTGTCAGCTATAGATAACTCTCCAGGCACGATAGTATGGTTTAAGCCACGGATGTTAAGGATACTTAAGTCGTGTTTGGCGTTGTGCATCACCAGCAACCATTTGTCAGCTAGAAGCTCCTGTAACCGTTCAATAGCCTTAGTTACGTTGTAGTAGCGCTTGACTTTCTGCTTACCGTCTTGAGCGACTTCTAAAATGCAAGTGCAGTAAACAGGTAGTGCAGGATTCCAACGTGCATCTAAACCTAACGTTTCTGTGTCAACTACAGCTATTTTGGTTAGGGGAAGTTTGTAAACGCGGTTGCTGTCGTAAAATCTTTGGTCAGAGAATGACATTGTTGCTGTCTCCTAAGTTTTTTACAATACATCTAGCGTAACTTAAAACTTGAGCATCTGTCAATGTACCCTTTAGTAAATTAAACGCCCAGCTAACGATTCTCACATTATCTTCTGTGTATGCTTTTGTATTGTCGATTCGGTCTAAAGACGCTCTAGCTGGGTTATGTTTACCAGTGCCGTTATAACGTTCGTAGACTAGCGTTACACCTAGTATAGGACAGACTGTCGTGTTTGACATTAACGCTAGTAAATAATACTCACTTAAACTCCATTCTATACCTCTAGCCTTTGCACTACCACGCCAGCTTGATATACAATACAACAGAGGATTAAGCTGATGTTTATTGTTTCTATACTTGTTAACAGCACTCCTTTCTTCAGAAGTAACTAAATGTAGCTGCTTTGCTCTCTGCTTTCTACAGTAACTGTTTCTTAACTCCCGCTCCTCATCCGTTAACTTTAGCTCTAGCATACTCTATCAGTCGTTCTACCTCTTTTGTGTTTATCTGTTTTCCAGTGTAGCATAGTACATCCCACCCGTCAAACTGCGCTAGCCTGCTTTTCTCACAGTCGGCTGTATACCCCATCCCTCTAGTATGTCGCCCTCCCGTAAACACCGCTCCCTGTATCTCGATTAAAATACGCTGGTCAGGTAAACAAAAGTCAAACTCAAAACGCCTACCTTTGATTACCCTTTGCCACCGCAGTATCTTGATATCAGGGGCAGCTTCTGTAAATAACACAAGAAATTTCTCCTCCAGCTTGCTGCCCTTGCTCATTAACCTAACTCCTGTTTAATCTTCTCTAACTGGTGTTTGTACAGCATGATTGACTTAGGGCTTCTTGGGTTCATATACTCCGAAAGAATACTCTCGATATCAGTGCCTTTGTCTAACTTCAACAGGTGTTGGTAAGCTAAATACCCTTGAATCGTCCAGCCTTGTCGCTGTAGGTCATTTAAGTTAACGTTAGATAAATCAAATTCCATCAGTCTTTCCTCTTTGTGTTTTGGTTGACTAAGTTAAAAGCGGCTTTCGCCGCTTAGTTTACTCTGTTGGTTCTGTTTCGGTTGGCGCTTCCATCAGTTCTTTAGTAGACATCAGGCAGCTTTGAACAACCTCGATTACTTCAGAAAAGAAAGTACCCGCTCGCTTACCATCAAACAAACCTGTGTAGATAAATTTTTGAGCGTAACCTACCATCAGTTCAGCAAACTCTTCTTTGTTGCGGCTTTCTGTAAAGAAGCCAGTAACCTTCTGGAAAACCTCAAGCGCTAAACCTTTAGTTTGCTCTACGCTGGGTGATGCATCAGGAATTACTTGCAGCAGTTCGGTGTAGTTCAAGCGTATCATATCGTAGACTTTGTTGACGTGTGTGTCAAAGTTAGACTTGATTCTAAAGCTACGTTCTGGGGTTAAAGTTAACATGTGTTCTCCTCTTATGTTGTTGTCTCTATATTAGCGTGTGTTGGCTGAGCTGTCAATAGTAGTTTTAGTAGTAGCGCTACTCTCGCAGATAATGCCTGCTGCACATAAACCGTAGACTACGACCATAAACAACAGCCACTTTTGAAATAAACTCATGTGTACCTCTAATAAACTATTGCAGCGTTATTTCGCTGCTCAAAGTAGGCGATAGTAATCGGTAAACTGTCCTTTAGCATCTCATTGTCTTTACCTGACAACAAACGTTTAACTGCCCTCTTAGCAGCGTCCTGAGAAGCTTGAGCACCCAAGGGAGCATAAATGTAAACAACAGTTTCAAACACAAGAAGAGCTAGTTGCTCAGTTACCTTTTGCCCAATCTCACGCATAATGCGAAGGTTTGTTTCTACATGCACCCTCTCATCGTCGTTAATCCACATAGCCACAGTAGCAGCATACACATCACCGTGTTTAATTAGCGTAGGTAGGATGCTAAAGAAAACACCCATCTCAAGCGAGTATATTGTAGCTATCTCTGGAGCGTCGATAGTTCGCCATTCACTCATTAGTTTGTAGGCAGCTTCTGTTGGTTCCTGGCTTCCGTAGTAGGCTGATAGCATACGCAGCGCAGTGTCGTGTTTGTCTTCGTCTAGCGCGTTAATAAGCAGGAAGGGTTTAATAGCTTCTTCCACATCGGCATTCACGCACCAGTCAGCTACTTGTAACTCAAGCTCTAAGAAGTGCAAACAGTTCTGTACTACTTGCTCTGTTGCTGAGTCGGTACGTATGTAGCTGGTGGTAGGTGCTTTGGGTGTCCAGTCGGGAAAGCGTCTTTTGTCTTGAAACGTCTGTAAGTCTGTAGCGATTGACATGACACTTTTGTCACTCTTGATGTCATTCTCTATTGTATCGTTGGTCATATTATCTCCTGTGTTTAAATCAAAGGCGACTCGCGCCGCCTTAGTTGATTGGTGGTCTATTTAACGGTTGTCTCCCCTACCTTGGAATAGTACACCATTTTGTCTACGTTTCCTCAGCTTGTCGATGTTAGCTTTTAGCACTTCCTCAACCGTAAGCATTTGGGGTAAGTAACGATGCTCTAAGATTAGTCTTGTGTTTTCGTAAGCCATCGCAGCAACGTTAGCTACGAATACATCTGTTATTACCTCACCCTCACGAAAGAACCTTTTAGCTGTAGATGCTACTTGTAGCGCAAGGTGTGTTGGATACTCAGGTGATGGACGGTTACTAAAAGCATAAGTTAGCGTGTCAGAAGCTTCCGTTACTAAGCTGTCCATGATATCGTTTGAGTAAAGGTGTAACCCGTTACTTAACTGGTTGCTAACGATGATAAGAGTTGTGTAAGCTATTATGTCTCCTGTCTCTTTCACGCTAGCGTCTATACCTTCAGCTTCCCCTAACTCAAGCAACTCTTCAACTAAACCGATGTTTATTGCTGCGTAATATTCGCTATGATGCCTGCTTTGTATCTTGTCGTAGTTTAAGTCAACTAGACTGGTTACGTACTGTTTAAAATTCATATGCTAATTTCTCCACTAAGGCTGCTATTTGTTCTGGGGTGTATGAGTCGCGTTCGATAATGTAGTCAGGGTACAGGGAGCTAATGTCTCCGTCGTTCTCGCCCTCTGGCGCTGTGTCGGACTCAAGCTTAATGATGACTGTGTGCTCGTAGTTTCTCAATACTGCCATAAGCTCATGTTCGCGTCGTATGTCGGTAAAGACTGGTATCTTACCATCGGGGATAAGGTTTAACAAAAAGGTTACATGGGCTTGCTCCAAGCTTGGGGTGATGCCTTTGTACAACACAGTAAGAAGGTCGATAGCAGACAAACCCGCGTAGGTTTTACTTGGTTTAGCTCTAAGCTCCTTGTCCTCTAGTTCTCGCACCTCTAGATTAAATACCTTGGCTGTGATGGTTTTCGAGAGTAAAGCAAACTTAGCGTTATAATACCTGGTTGGGTTAGCTGCGTTGAGGGCAACAAAGGTTGTATCTTTACCAGCGCCAGTGTTACCCAGCAATACGATTGAATCAGCAGACATGTTCGATTATCCTCGTTAGTTTATTGTGTTAAAGGTGGCACGAGCCACCTGAGTTGTCTAGTAAATCAGTCTGTCGCCAGCTACTTCATCCTCATAATCGTCCTCATCATCTTCTGTATCATCTTCTTCATCGTCATCGTCAGAAGCAGGAGGAACTTCATAAGTGCGCTTGCTTGTGGTCTTAGACTTAGCAGAAGTTTTGGTAGATGCCTTGCGAGCAGCAGGTTTCTCTTCAGGTTCAGCGTCTAACTCAATACCATTGATGTCAATGCGAGCGTTACCGCCCCAGCTTCCATCATCGTTAGAAAAGAAACAGACGTTAATGGCGCGACCTTCGAGAAGTGCTTTAGCAAGAATTGCTGCTGCCTCCTCTGGGGTAAACTCGTTCTCACCTTTACCGTCGCCGTCCCATACGTTAACTTGCTCACCGTTGTAGGTCTTCAGCATCAAGCGAGCTTTAAACTCGTAACTAGTGTTTTGGGTTTCATCTAAGAAAGCAGTACCAAAGTTGAGCATGTTGTAGTTGTTAGCTCTGGAGAACTTGCCGCCTCCGTTACCGCCTCTACCGCCTCGGTTGCCTCTGTTACCTGAGTTATTGTTACGGTTGCTGCTGTTGCTGTATGAGCGATTGTTTTGACGTGGCATTTGATTAAGCTCCGATTAGATTGATTAAAGTTTGCAGTTGTGCAGCGCTCAAGTTACTGTAGAAGCTGCATTATTGTTGACAGTTGAATAGCGGCTTGACTTTCGTAACCTTCTTTCGCTGCTCTAATTAATAGTAGCAAGTTTGGTTCGCAGTTGTCAAGTAGTGTACCGTCTTCTTGTAGCAGGAGTCGTGAGTAAGGGTTAAAATGCATATCGCAACTTCCCTTTAGATAACCGCCACTCCAGACTTTTAGCGGTAGGTCTTCTGTGCGTTCGATTAACTTACGTGTAGCTGACTCAAGGTTACCTGCATCAAACTCTTGTATGAATTCTTGGTACTCTTGCACTTTCAGCTTAACCTCAGTTCTCAATTCTGTCAACTCTGTTATCTCAAGTGGAAAAGGAACTTTCGTATGCTTTTCTTGTTGCTTTATCCAGACGTACCAAGCTGCGGTAACGTCGTAGGTTGGATACTTTTCTTGAGCAGCTAAGGTGTAGATTGCTAACTGGGTTAGATAACCGTAGTTATCACAGTATAACTTTTGCTTCTTAACTTCGTCAACTGTGTGAGCCTTGAGCGCTTTACACTCGATGACTTGAATCTTTTTACGTTCGTCATCTCTAAGCATTATATCACATGAGCCTGTTATACTATCAAGGGTTAACTCTTGCTGGGTCAAGACCTGAGTAGAAGTACCCAAGTAATCAGCTTCAAGTCTACTTTGTACAACCTTCTCAAACAGATGCCCAGTTAACAATCGCATTGACCCCACGTATGGGTCAGCTTTCGCTTTCCATTTAGGCTCAGGTAAAGCGGCTAACTTGGGGAAGATTACGTCAGCCATTACTAACTGAAGTAGAGTAAGACCAGCGCGAGATGGACGTATGCTGGGCAGTTTACCTTTGTTGTATTCTTCGGCTGCTTTTACGTCCCTTGCAGCCGAGTTCATTATGTAGCTTAAGTTCATCTTGAGTGCTCTAGTTGTTTTCTGTGTTGATACCAAGGTAGTTTAAAGTTGCCAGTATCCAATCGCAACATGTCTGTTTTAACTTCAGCTACATGCTCCATAGGTGACAAGTGTGGAGGACTAGCGCTAGCCAACTTTTCGTATAAGCTCAAGTCAGCCTCTATACTGGTGTTGCCATCATGGTTATCATAGCTTACTCTTGCACACCTCGCTACACAAGCTTTAACACAATCAAGAATCGAAAGCCCCGCAAGCTCTCTTCGGTAAAACGGTAAGTGCCAATCGCCTACCTTTTTCTCAAGTGGCTTAGATGCAGCGTAAGCTTCTTGCATACGATAAGCCAGAGCTTTGATTTCAGGTGCTGCCATAGGGTGGCAACGCTGGCTAAAAAAGTTAGCGTATGCTCTTTCATCACCAGTCACAACCATAGTCATAGGAAGAAAAGGCTCAAGTATTCTGTTTACAATTTGCTTATGAACGTTGGCGTCAACCATCGCCTCAGCAACGTCTATAGCTCGCGCTCTGGCGATGTTCCACGCTTGCTGAGCGTATGCTAAATGCTCACCAGTGAGTTCTGTAAACGCCTGCATTCCTGTTTGATTCTGCCCCCACTCAAGAGGCTGTACGTTGCTTACCCGTGCTTTTTCAATCATCTTGTGAACTGGTATAGCACGAGAGCTTGCACCGTTACGGCTAAACATGCGATGGGTGTTAAACTCAGCCAATACGTAGCGGTGAAACTCAACAACCATCGTAGTTAAGCGAGAGCAGAAAGCAGAAGAGTCACAGATTACTTTTGCTGATGGTTGAAAATGCGTTAAGTTACTCATTAGTTTTGTTCCGTGTAGGTAGTTGTGCATGTTTCATTGTTTCTTAACGATAACCCAATTGCTGCTATGAAAGCTGCTGTCATTAAACCAATCGTATACTTCATCTACCGCTCCCTCTGTGTCCTTCATCCATAAGTTTAAACCTTGTAATCATCATCAGTAAACCCTAGTATCACTCGCTCTAAAACCTCAGCCTCATAAAGGTTAACTGCACCAAAGCGTGGGTCTTGTACACTTTCGATTCTAAAACCATGTTTACGAGAGTAACGTGTTGCTTTACCGCCATAAGTAAACAAGTCACCGTGAGTAAAGGTTACGCCGTGGATAGTGCAAAAAGCAAAAGCAGATAACATAAGCTCACCGCTTTCGTTCTTGAAGCGACTAACTTCAGCTACAAGGTAGTGAAGCATTTCGTTGTTAGCATTTAGTGTCGCTTGCATTTCTTTTTGTGTCGCTTGCATTTCTTTTTGTGTCGCTTGCATTTCTTTTTGTGTCGCTTGCATTGAATCAAAACGCTCAAGCACTTCCTTACGAAAGTTATTTAAAGCATTTTCTAGTGACTTGAGTGGGTTAAATCCTGCCATCTTGTGAACCTATGTTTACTGTTTACTTTGCAACTTTCGCTACTTGCCAGACTCGGCTCACTTTATCCGCGATTGCCGTTAGTGTCAGTTTACGTGAGTAGCATCAACGTGGCTTACGCTTTGAAGTTAAACTACTGAACTCCTTACTAGGCTCAT